TCCTTGAATCCCAGTTTCACCATTGATTCCAGCTACGCCTGTTTCACCTTGGATACCTTGAACCCCAGTTTCACCTTGAATACCAGTTCCTCCAGAGGTTCCTGCTATACCTGTGGCTCCTTGAACCCCAGTTTCACCTTGAATACCAGTTCCTCCAGAGGTTCCTGCTATACCTGTGGCTCCTTGAACCCCAGTTTCACCTTGGATACCTTGAACCCCAGTTTCACCTTGAATACCAGTTCCTCCAGAGGTTCCTGCTATACCTGTGGCTCCTTGAACCCCAGTTTCACCTTGAATACCAGTTCCTCCAGAAGTTCCTGCTATACCTGTGGCTCCTTGAACCCCAGTTTCACCTTGAATACCAGTCTCACCTTGAACTCCAGTTTCACCTTGGATGCCCTGTACACCGGTGGCTCCCTGTACTCCCGTCTCACCTTGAACGCCCGTTTCCCCTTGAACGCCCTGTACACCTGTGGCTCCTTGGACTCCGGTTTCGCCTTGGACTCCAGTCATCCCTTGTAAAGCTTGTGAACCTGTAATTAGGTTGTTTGAAATTTGAAGAAGGACTTCATCATTTGTTGAATCCGAAATTTTAAAAGCACCTGATTCAGAAGATAATTTAATATCGCCAATGAAAATAGAGTTACCCGATAGATGTAAATCTCTAAATCTAAGACCTGTTGCTCCTAAATCCTGAGAAGCGTCAGTTTTTGGTAAAATATCTCCATTATCATTTATAAATATATTTGAATTTTGAACCTGACCGTCTGTTCCATTAAATCTGGCGACTGACTCATCGTCAGATTCAATTAACGGTATTCCTCCTGCCCCAGTTGCTCCCTGTGCCCCTGTCTGACCTTGGATACCTTGCACACCAGTTTCGCCTGTTCCCGTTACCCCTTGGACTCCAGTGGCTCCTTGAATACCTGTAACCCCTATAGGTCCTTGTAAACCCACGGTTCCTGTGGCTCCTTGGACACCTGTTTCGCCTTGGACTCCTGTGGTTCCTTGAACCCCAGTTTCGCCCTGAATACCAGTTCCTCCAGAGGTTCCTGCTATACCTGTGGCTCCTTGGATGCCTTGGACTCCTGTTTCGCCCTGAACCCCTGTTTCACCTTGAACGCCGGTGGCTCCTTGAACCCCTGTTTCGCCCTGAACTCCTGTTTCGCCCTGAACTCCTGTGGTTCCTTGGACTCCTGTTTCGCCCTGAACTCCTGTGGCTCCTTGAACTCCTGTGGTTCCTTGGACACCTGTTTCGCCTTGGACTCCTGTGGTTCCTTGAACCCCTGTTTCGCCCTGAACCCCTGTGGCTCCTTGAACCCCTGTGGTTCCTTGGACACCTTGAACTCCTGTAGTTCCTTGAACTCCAGTTTCACCTTGGACTCCTTGAACTCCTGTGGTTCCTTGAACCCCTGTTTCGCCTTGGACTCCTGTTTCGCCTTGGACTCCAGTTTCGCCTTGGACTCCCGTCGCACCTTGGACTCCTGTATTTCCTTGAACTCCTGTGGTTCCTTGGACTCCTGTGGTTCCTTGAACTCCTGTGGTTCCTTGAACCCCTGTTTCGCCCTGAACTCCTGTGGCTCCTTGAACACCAGTATTTCCTTGAACTCCTGTGGCTCCTTGAACCCCTGTTTCACCCTGAACCCCTGTGGTTCCTTGGACACCTGTGGTTCCTTGGACTCCTTGAACACCAGTTTCACCTTGTACTCCAGTCGCTCCTTGAACTCCTGTGGTTCCTTGAACCCCTGTTTCGCCTTGAACCCCTGTGGCTCCTTGAACCCCTGTATTACCTTGAACTCCTGTGGCTCCTTGGACTCCGGTTTCGCCTTGAACCCCTGTGGCTCCTTGAACCCCTGTATTACCTTGAACTCCTGTTTCGCCTTGAACGCCAGTGGCTCCTTGAACGCCAGTGGCTCCTTGAACTCCTGTTTCGCCTTGAACCCCTGTGGCTCCTTGAACCCCTGTGGCTCCTTGAACACCTGTATTTCCTTGTACTCCTGTGGCTCCTTGGACTCCAGTTTCACCTTGGATTCCAGTGGTTCCCTGAACTCCTGTGGCTCCTTGAACTCCTGTGGCTCCCTGAACCCCAGTTTCGCCTTGGACTCCTGTGGCTCCTTGAACTCCTGTTTCGCCTTGAACCCCTGTGGCTCCTTGAACTCCTGTTTCGCCTTGAACCCCTGTCGCTCCTTGAACTCCTGTTTCGCCTTGAACCCCTGTCGCTCCTTGAACGCCAGTGGCTCCTTGAACCCCTGTTTCGCCTTGGATTCCTGTATTACCTTGGACTCCTGTGGCTCCTTGAACCCCTGTTTCGCCTTGAACCCCTGTGGCTCCTTGAACTCCGGTTTCACCTTTAACACCTGTGAATCCGCTAGGTCCTGTTTGACCTTGATTACCCATTATACCTTGTTGACCTGTTATCCCTTGAACTCCAGTGTTACCTTGAACGCCTGTGAATCCGCTAGGTCCTGTTTGACCTTGGATACCCTGAACACCTCTTTCTCCCAGAGGACCTTGAATACCTGTCGCTCCTTGTGTTCCTACACCCGTTGCTCCTGAAATACCTGCAATACCTGTGGAACCTTGGATTCCTGTAGTTCCTTGAACTCCTGTATTTCCTTGAATACCTGTGGTTCCTACAATTCCTGTTGGACCCTCTACACCTTGTACCCCTGTTGCTCCCTGTGCTCCGACACCTGTTTGACCTTGAATTCCTTCAATACCTGTCGCTCCCTGCAAGCCTGCAACCCCAGTGGCTCCTTGAACACCTGTCAAACCTTGTGCAGGTTGAATCGTTGCAAAGGAAGGTTTCCACTCCATTGTTTGAGCATCATAAAAAAAGAAAGTGTCCAAATCATTTACGTAGCGAACTTCTTTGTCTTGTGGATTCACAACAGACAAAAGTTCCGCATAAGTTTGAACAGCATTTGTAATCGCACCAGCTAATAAATCTTGAAATGACATTTATTCTTCCTAATCAATTCAGGTTTAAAGGTTATATTTTATGTATTAAATATCCATCTTTTAATTATATTGACATTTTACGGTAATTGTCGAAAATTTAATCACAATGTTTTTTAAAAAACAAATCAAAAATTCAACATCACTCTTTAAAAATAATATAAAAGGATTACCCTTATGACAACGCTAACACTTTGCATGATTGTAAAAAATGAAGAAGAAGTTATCGAGCGTTGTTTAAATTCTATTGAAAGTTTATGTGATGAAATCATTATTGCAGATACAGGCTCTACTGACAAAACATTAGAAATTGTGAGTAGGTATCCTAAAGTAAAAATAGTTCACTTTAACTGGATTGATGACTTTTCTGCCGCTAGAAATTTTTCGTTCAGACATGCTACCAAAGATTTAATACTATGGTTAGACGCAGACGATGTTATTAAATCAAAAGATTTAAAAATATTAAATTCTATAAAAGAGAAAAGTATTAACGAATTACCTGATTGCTACATCGCTAAATATCAGTATGCTCATGATGATTTCGATAATGTTACGGTATCTTTATCCAGAGAGAGAATTTTTAAGAGATCAGCGAACCCTGTTTGGATGTATAGAATTCATGAATGTGTTCCACTTTCAGGATTCAAAAAAATAGAAAATATTGACTTTGAAGTGCATCATTACAAAACTCAAAAGCAAATAGTTAGAGCGGAAGGTAGAAATTTAAAGATTTTAAAAGAATGTTGCGAAAATCCAACTACAAGATGTTCAAGATATGAGTTCTATTACGGAAAAGAATTAGCAGATCACGGAAAATGGGACGAGGCGACAAAATGGTTAAAATATTACCTAGACCATTGGGATTATTATGAAGACGCTTATTTTGCTACATATAAATTAGCAGAAATAGAATTTAACAAAAAAGATTACGACAAAGCTGCACATTATTGCTTTGATGCTTTGAAGTTAGATCAAAGACGTGCGGATTTATTTTGTTTTTTGGGTTTAATCTACATTAATAAACAAAGATGGGATTTAGCTAAATTTTGGTATAGTACCGCTTTGATTATGCCCTATCCAACAGATAGTTTAGGCTTTTTTAATATGACTTATCATACATTCACTCCACATTTTCAACTAAGTTATGTTTACTCGATGTTAAAAGATTGGAAAAAAGCCCTTGAGCATATAGAAGAAGCTTTAAAATTTAGACCTTCAGACAAAAACGCACTCTTTAACAAAGAAGTTATACAAAATAACTTATACCCTCCGACTAAAAAACCTAAAAAAGTGGCTGTATATATACCCTTCGCCTATGATGAAAACAATCCGAACATTAGACTTAGAAAAATTAACATTCAAAAAGCATTAAAGAAAAATGGGTTCGATTCTGAAATTGTTACAAATTTTGATAAGCTTGACTATTTTGATTATGTTTTTTCACACTCCCCGTTTTCAAACCAAGAACTGAGAAAGTTAAAGTCAAACGGAAAAATAATCGCTATTGATATGGCTGAAGGCATTTTTGACGAAAATTTTCTAAAATCATTGAAAGAATATAATTTAGTTTTTTGTTCAAGTTCAAAATTGCAAAACGTGGCTAAAAATTATAATCTGAACTCTATTCATCTATCAGATAGTTTTGAAGGAAATTAAAATGGTAACAGTAGGATATTGTGCAATGGGTGGCGGAATTTACGCTGCTAAACAATTAAGACCTTTAATTGAATCATTAGGGATGAGATTGTTCATAATTACTGAATGGGATGAAGCAGACATTCCTTGGAATAAAGATACCTATCTCCAAGAGCTTGCCAAATTTGATATTCTCATTTGCCCTATCGACCATTATAAATTCCCATACAAAGGAAACAACAAACTTTCTCAATATATGTACTTGAAAAAGCCTGTTATAGCCTCCCCTCTACAAAGTTACAAAGAAATTGTTATAAACGGAGAGAATGGTTTTATTGCTGATAAAATGGAAGATTGGTTTAAATATCTAACACTTTTACGAGACAACCCAGATTTAAGAAATTCGATTGGTGAAAAAGCTTTTGAAACTGTAAAACATAAATTCTCTCCATCTTTTTTGTCTGAAAAAATGTATGAATGTTTTAAAGAAGTAGAAAACACTATTGATATTATTATTCCAAATTACAACAACAAAAAATATCTTTTAAAAACTTTAGAGTCTTTAAAAGAAAATACCAAAAACAGTTTTGTCGTTCACGTTGTAGATTCTAGCACAGAAGATATTTCCGAAATTTCAAATTACCTAGCCTCTTCAGGTATGAGATACAGCTTCAAAAAATTTAATGAAAGAACTTGCTTTAGCAAACAGGTCAATTGGGGAATCGAAAATTCAAGCAATAGCTTAATTTTAATCGGAAACAATGATTTGCTTTTTACTAAAAATTGGGATGAACCTTTAGTTTCTTTTTTAAAAGATAACCCTAATGCAATGGTTGGACCTTTATCTAACTGTGACAAGTATTGGCTACATAATCATAACCTTATTACCAATAAAGGTTTAAGTCTTGAACCCGGAATACATTCGGTTGATGACTTTGATATTGATGACTTTTATTTTTCTCAAAACAACTTTAAAAAAGATGAAAGGGTACAACGAGAAAAGTTAGCTTTTTATTGCACAATGTTTAACCGTAAACTTGTTAGCAAAATCGGAATCCTAGACCCAGAATATGTAAATGGGGGAGAAGACTTCGATTATTGCTACCGAGCTAAAAAAGCAGGTTGGTCTTTTTATACAATTCACCAATCTTTTGTATTTCATTTTGGTGGAAAAACTCGAAAAGTTAATGAAAATGAAAATTACAACAGGCATCATGAAGAGGATGTTTTTAACAACACAAGATTAAAAAAGAAGTTAGGTAAGTCTGTTTTAGCTTTTTACCTTGGAGCAGGATGGGAGAAATGGGATGAAACTAATTTAATTGAAGGTGGAATAGGAGGCTCTGAAACAGCGGCTATTTGGATGGCTAGAGAACTTTCTAAGTTTGGATACCAAGTTAAACTTTTTGCAGACCCAAAAACAGAACACATGGATTCTAGCGGAGACGACGTAGAATATATCCATTGGAGCAAGTGGGAAAATTTTGCTAAAACTACCTTCATTGATTTCTTAATATCATCAAGAACTGTTGCACCTTTTCACAATTTAATTCACGCTTATAAGAAATACGTTTGGGTTCATGATGTATTTATTAATCCTGATAGAAACCACAATGTATTTGTAAACGACGTTACAAATTACTTGTGCCTGTCAGAATGGCATAAAAATTATTTAAACTATCACCATAGCATACCTCTTGAAAAAATATACATAACGGCTAACGGTATAGATGAAACACGCTATCAAAAAGATATTGAGCGTAATCCATCTCAGATATTTTATTCCTCTAGTCCTGATAGAGGATTGGATACTCTTCTTTATTGTGCTGATTTCATTAAAGAGTATGTTCCAAATTTTAAAGTCGTTGTAGCCTACGGATTTAATAATTGGGAAAAAGCTGTCAGGTTCAGAAATAACCCTTCTGAAGTTGAAGCGATGGAAAATTTAAAAAAACAGCTACAAAAACCTTATGTCGAATATGTAGGAAGAGTAGATCAAAAAAAACTTGCTGAAATTCAACTTCAAAGTAGTGGGTGGTTTTACCCTACAAAATTCCATGAAACTTTTTGTATAACCGCTACTGAAGCAGGATGGAGCGGTAATCCTATTATCGCCTCTAAACACGCAGGAATTATTTCTACCGTAAAAGACGGCGGATTGCTTTTGGAAGGTGACGCTTACTCGAAAGAATACAGAGAAAGATTTATCAATGAGTGCGTTGATATGCTTGTTAATAAAAAGAAAAATAGAGATTGGGGCGATATGGCTAAAGAAAGAATGAAGAGATTTACGTGGAAAGCTGTCGCTTTACAATGGCATAGAATGTTCCAAGAAGGCGTGTTTACTGAGATTCAATGATCTCTTTAACACATCTATATTTTGCAGCTTTAAAAATTTTTTTATTATCTTTGCCGAATTTTTCGCAAGTTTCTCTGAAAGCAAAATGATATGGGTAATCTATGGTATTATTATTCTCAATAACGAAGTAAAGAATCCAAATAATCACTTTTTGGTAATTTTAATTTTTTGGTTGTCATAGGAAACTTCGTAATTATTTCCGACTTCTTTTTTTAAAGAATTTAAAGCTTTAATCTTACTGGAGCCACCCAAATCAATAGCAACTTCTAAAGAACCATCTGAAGGATTCTTTTTAGGCTCGCCCATGAAGTGAAATTTACCATCTCCAAAGCCTTCATTGAAGCCCTTAGAAAACCACTTTTTTAGACTATAAACATTTGAATCATCGTTAAGAGTCATTTTTTTATTATGACCTTGGAACATAGGGTCGCTTTTTGTCTTCTTTGTCTTAGGGTGCTCTTTCTTATATTCTTCATAAGAAATGGCTAATTTTTTCTCTAACTCTGCTATTTTTTCTTTGATCTTTTTCATAATTTAATCCAATGCACAATAACGGTGATATTTAATCCCTTCGTCTCTCATTGCAGATACAATTTCATTAAAGTTCATATTTTTTATTTTTGCTTGATTGTCTTTAACCCAGCGATAAAAAACTTTAATGTCAGCTTTTCCACCCTTAATGGCAGGAATACAAGTTTCTTCATTTATATCAGAACGATCTCTCACTCTGAAAGAGTCGTAATCAGCTTGAATAAAAACATCTTTACCTTGAATAGAGATTGGTTTGAAACCTGCCGGTGAAATTTCAATACCTTTATGCTTTCTTTCATAAAGCTTAATGTTGTCATCTTTCTCTAAGTATTTTTTTGCAATTTTTAACGCAGACTCAAAAGAGTTAGCTTTTTCTAATTCTTCCATCAAATCTAATTCATTATTTGATCTGTTTAGATCATAAAGCACGAAGCTATCTACCATCTTTCCACGTTTGCCTGCGTTTGTTAAATCCCAAACAGCAACGTCTCTATCATAACGGTGAATTCTTATTGAGCCTACTTCAACACTCTCCCCACGAGATATGCTGGCTAACTTGTGTTGAAGGTGAATGATTTGTTCTTTTAAATTTTGCATAATGTTTATAAAGTACGCATCAAAGATATTTCGATGCGTACTGTTTTAAATTAGAAAGTTAATCGCCAAGTAATTGTGAGTGTTGCCGTGTTTGGCTTATTGATTACAGGGAATGTTCGGTAGTTAATCAAAGTTCCTGTATTAGGAGTAAGTGTCGCATCTCCTCCAACTAGACCCATCTCAAGAAGAGAACCTACAGCTTCAGACTCGTTGAAGAAGGTAGTAAGATCAATAACATTGGTAGGAGTAGCTGAAACATTTAAACCACTAATGAAATTTACACTTTGGAAAGTTTTTCTAGTCAATTCATTGTTAAGCTGAGTTTGAGCGGCTGTTGCAGGAGGTGGATTTAATACGTCCCAACCGCCTCCACCTAATCCAACTGCAAGAGCAAAAGCTCCGTGTGCTGGTTCAGTGTTGTCTTTCATCAAACGAGCTAACAGAACAGAAGCAGCGTTTGTAATGATATTTTTTCCTAAGTCTCTTTGCTCAACTCGCCCATCATTGTAATTTAAAGTCGCAAATAAGTGACCTTCAAGACCAAATCTGGCTTTTTCTACTTCTTTCATTCCAAATCCTGTTTGACTAGATTCAGTCGGTAAATTAAATTTTTGTTCCATAGGTTTCATATTAAAACTCTCCCATTTAGGTAATTATATTAAAGTATTAACTAATGAGCGAAAAATTATCACTTAAATTTCCGCTCGGCTCAAACCACTCATCGAAATCATTTCCATTTTCATCAAATTCTCTTAACTTTTCTGATATTTCAGCAAAATTGTATCCAGAATTAGTTAAATCAAATTTAGTGGCTAAGTAGTCTAAAGTATTCAGTTCAGCGTCCGAAGTATTATAAGTTGTTGTAATTTCCCCATCGCCCATTTTCATTTGTTTTAAGTCTTCAATTATTTTAGGTATTTTCTCTAAGAATACAGGGTTTAAATTGTTTAAATATAAATCTTGGATTGGAGGGAATACTTCTGATAATCCTCCACCTTGACCCATGTTTATTCCGTAACCAGAAGGGGCAATCATGGCAAAAATCGGTGCGAAACTTGCTAGGAAGTAAGGATAAAGAACTACATCCCCTCGAATAAACCCGTCTTCAAAATTTACAATTGTTGTTATCAAATCTTCTTTTACGTAGTCTTCGTCAGGCTGTGGTACATTTTCATTGAATCCTCCGCTCTGACCCATTGCGATACTGTATCCAGATGGGGCGATCATATCGTAAATAGGTGCGAAACTTGCTAGGAAGTAAGGGAATAATACCACATGCCCGTGTATAAAACCGTCTGCAAATCTTCCCGAAATAGCCGTGCTTGTTGTGTCAGTTATATTTCCAGTAGTGTTATAATTATCTAAATCATTAAGACCTACATTAAGTTGATCTAGTACGCCACTTACAGGAAAAAGTTCTTTATTATCCAGAATATTAATATTAAAAGATAAAATATCATTGAAAGCACTTACAGGTTCTTCTAATGCAAAAAGACCATAACCTAACTGAACGAGGCTTTCTTCAGGAGGGTCAAAAACTTCAAATAAAGTTTGTTCAAAATCTCTAATGTATTCAAAATAAGCTAAGTAATCTGATATGTATGAATCACATGTTGTTCCGGGGCGGCTTCTTATAATGCTATGACCGTTTGTAGAATTCAAATTTGATCTTTTGTCATTTAAACAAAATCTAGCAACGAAAAAATCATCAAAATCATTTAATGTGTAATCAAGTCGGTATTCGTCCTCTACCTCAAATTTCGGAAATGGAGGTAAATACGATTCTGGAGAATTTTCATTCAGAACATTTTCATTTGTGTGAAAATATCTATCTACTTTAGTTTGATAATCAAGCTCCAACCAATTTATCATTTGGTGAAAACCAGATGGAGTTTCTACGAATTTTTCTACAGGTTCTTCCACTTGCGTATCATGCAAATCTATTCTCGAATAACTTACATCAAAACCAGTTCTGGGAACATAAAGAACGAATCTATTAAGTACAAAACCTGTGTTGTTTGTCGATAATATTTCATCAACGCTTGGCTTGATTCCCGAATATGATTCTTGACTAGAATTATTAGCAAAATCAAAAAATAAATCCAGCCCGTCTTCACACATAGGTTTCAACCTATCTGTAACAGTTCCATAGCAAGTAGCTTCTATTTCTAAATCAGCATAAATTTTACGAGTTCCGTTACTTGATACTTGGTGAGCCGTTGTTCCACCAACAATATTGTAAATTAAACTATTAAGTTTACTGAAAGGGTCATTTAATTTAAAAACTGATCTACTATCGTCTGGGTTAATTAAAGTCTTTTCTTGTTTTAAAACAAATATAGGAACACCGTAGTTCAAATTATAAATAGGTTGTTCATCATATTTGTCAGATTTAAAAACAGTGTAATCGTTTAGTTTATCCCGTGCTGTCCCCAATCTATTAAAAGCTAAAGTTGAAATGTCGTTTAGAAGAGATGAATTTAATCCATCATAGCCAGAATATCTGTAGTCGCAATTTACTGGAGTTTTGTCCGGAATTTCAATTGTAGGCGACCATATAACAGAAGAATATCTGAATGTCGGAAGAGTATCGTTATATGGGTCAAATTGAGATAAAACAGTATTTGGATTGTTAAGGGTAAAATATTCAAAGTGTCTTCTTAAATATGTATAAGATACTGAAACTGAAGCACCTTCAGGAATAGAGTCTAATGTTTTTATTATACCCTTCAAAGCATTAACAGATTCCACAATAACAGGGGAACCGTTAATTAGAACAGTTACTTGATTTACACTTTCTAAAAGTCCATTTGAACCGTTTCCAAGTGGACCAAATCTAGTATGTAAGGTGTTTTGATCTACTATAAAGGCAGGCTCATTTACAATATTTTTCTCTGTAGAAGAAAAACAATTGTCCCTCAAATCTTCGTAACCGTAATTAAATATTTTTATATTGAAAACGTCACAGATTTGAGTATCTTTTGTCTTTTGAGTTACTTCAAAACCATCTGGAGTAATCAAAGGCAAATTTGTAACAGGGTCTATTACAAATATACAAGCTCCACCCCATCCTTGAGAATCTTCTTGAAACACAAATCTTGTATTCAAAGCGGTGTGAGCAGGTTTAATTAAATCAGTTAAAAAATTTATAGATGACTGAAGTTGGACTACATCTAGGCTCGAATTTTCAACAAAAATAGATACTAAAAATGTATGAGACAAAGGAATTGTATCCGTTATCCCTTCTGCTTCTCTTCCACCAAGGAATAATTCTTCTAATTCTACTCTTGCTTGATTTTCTGAGGCTAACTCTAAGGCAGCAATAATAGAACGCTTAGTAGCTCCATTAAAATAAGCTTTAATTAAAGCTAACAAGAAATTTTTAACTGCTACGTCATCTTTATTTGCAAAAGGAAACGCTTGATTAAAAAATAAATAAGATTCTAAATTTTGATATAAAAATTCTGGACGAGTCGTTGTAAAAATTAAATCATTGTAAACGTCTTCGGCATTAGTAATAACTCTAGCAGCCTCAAAGCAAAGTGATTTTAATTGAACTGCAAAAACAGAAAAGGAGTTCGATGAAACATAAGTTGAACCCATTGTAGATAACAATGAGTTTAACATTAAATTAGCTTTTTCAACAATTATTTGTCTAGTAAGCTTTGAATCTTCGACACCTTTATTATTGTAAAAACCCATTACTTACCCTGAAATTGTTAAGCCGTTATTAGCATAAGTTATATTTAAAGTTCCTATTTGACCGTATTCTACAGAAGACAAAATAATGTCTTTTGCTCCAGTCTCACCAATAGCCAGATATGTTACTGTGTATTTATTGAGATTTGGGTTATTTCCGTTTCTAGTAGAGACTATGATAGTCCCATCCGATGAAATGTAACCTGAACCAGCTTCATTAGAAACTTCTACGTCAGTTTGTTTCATATTTAATAAAAAGTCGTTTTCAAAAATTCCCCTAAATTCGTTTTCAGGTCCGCCGTTCTCAAGCGTCTTTGATGCTAATTTTTGGATACTTCTATATGAAGTTACTGAACCTACTTGATAAATTTCAAATTGAGGATTAGCTAAAACTTCTCTAATAACTTGGGTTCCGTCAGTTTTTACCATTTTTGAAGCAGGAACGACGACATAATCAACGCCATTAGTGTTTTCCATAATACTTATAATGTCTGATTGATAAATGTTTTGACCTAACTTAGTGTTTGCTAAAAAATTTCCAATATTAGTTCTAATATTTCTATCTACACGTATAGTATCTGCACCGCTTTCAAGAACAACAGTAATATCCATATCTATGAATGTAGGTTGGGCAGCTTTTATAACAACATCTGCCGTCAAATGTCTCATCTCATCAATAACTTCTTGAACCTCTGTTAAAATATCATTTACTTGATATTCAACAGTCATGATTTCTCCAGCTTCATAAGAAAGATAAACAATCGAACCGTCTGGAATATTTCCATTATTAGTTCTTTTTATTTGAGGAGGGGTTCTATTATCGCCCGGAATAATCTCATAGTCTAAGTTCAAAACGTATAAAACATTTGATACGTCTTTAACTTCAAGAGTTGTTAAATCTACATCTACTTGACTCAACGCTTGAGGAAAAATACCTACCAAAACTAAAGGTTCTCCTGCGATCACCTCTTTTTGTGCGTTAGGAAGACCATTTGCAAAATTAAATCTTATTTCGTCTCTAGCCGAAGTCGATCTACCAAGTAATAACGGGTCATCTTGTCTTATTAAGGTGTAATTTTCTGAAGATAGTTCTCCTGATTTACTACCTGTAACGCTTAGAATTTTCTCTACAGGTTGTGTTAAAAATCTAACATTATCTGATTTTCTGTAGATGTACGTTACTCTAATCACGTCTGTAATAGATAAACCAATCAATTGATTTGTTTCTAAAGATTCATCTAAATCTATTAAATTACCATCATTTGATATTGTTAGATTTGTTAAATCATAAACATTGTTTTTAGTAACATTTCTTACTTCAATAACTTGGAAAATAGGATATTCGGGTGAAACGTCAGAGTTCGTAGCTCTAAACTGCATAAAAGGTCTGGATTGAATGTAAAATAGCTCATTTTGAATTTTTCTATAAGAAAACCCAAAAGATTCTGTTACCGTTCTATTTTGAATACCTTGAACATAAATATCCACTTTTCCATAAGTGTGAATTTCTCTCAGAGGGTCTAAATCTCTCTGCATTAATGGGTCTTTTGCCTTAATAATCTTGGCTCTTGTAACACCTTTGATGCCTATAGTGTTTGAAAAATATCCAGCCTCGGTTCCAGAATCAACTGATAAAAAAGCTAGTAACGATCTGGTTGCTAACGAACTGTTAGATTCTCTGTCTTGACCGAACTCAGTAGGAACAGAATTAATTATCCCAAAAATTGAATCGAAGCCACTAACGGCTGTTACTATTTTACCTGCATCAACATTACCTAAATCTCCTGAATCTAAAGCTCTTATATTTAATTTGAACTCATACCTTTGAGTCGTAGGATTATAGTATCTTGATAACTCAGACAGCCTCAACGTAAATCCTGAAAGAACTTCAAAACGTATTGAAGGAACTCTATTTATATTATCTGGTAATGTTTCACATATTGCCCCAGCTTGAACAATACTATCTTTTTCTGGAACTCTTTTGGTGTAAACAGTTATTTCTCCAGTTGCTTGACTCGCAGGTAATCTAGTTTTATTAACATTGCTCGCTAATTTGTCAAAAGCAGCATCAATTAAATCTTGAACTAAAGATGCTTGATCTTCTGGAATTAAAATAGCTTGTCTAAGAGAATTTTTTTCAGGAGTTGTTAAAACAGGAGCCGAAGAACCTGTACTATCTGGGTCATCAAAAGACAGCAAAGTTGAAAAAGATTGTGCCGTATTCATGAACCTTAAAATTGTAAACATACGAGAAAAAAGTGTAGATGCGGGGTCAACAAAAGTGTCCCTGAGAACTGTTCCCGGTTTTACATCTAAAGTGGAATCAGCTTGTAATATTTGGTCAATTATAGAAACTCTAAAATCCCCTTCAGTCCTTTGATCTATTTGCTTTATCTGAGTGTCTATCACAACAGGTTTAGCAGCTAATTCTTCACTATAAGCTGATTCAACCAACTGTTTATTTATAGGGTCAAAGAAAACGCTTGTAACGACGTAATGATTTTTTTCAGTTATCGGTTTTATCCCTAAAGGTTGTGTTTGCCTATTATGTGTATAGGATATGTAACTTATTCTTTCTACTTTTTGTTGTGTGACGGTAGTAACAATGTTTCCTACTTGAGTGACTTCTTCATTTAGAGTGGTTTTATTGTCTTCAAAATAATCAACAGTATTAACAGGAGATTGATTTAAAAGAGTAAATCCTATAGAGCCACCGCCTATGTCTTCAGCCCCATAAAAATTGAACCCTATAAAGTCTGCGTTTTGAGATGCAGGAACGCTAATTTTGATGCTATCTCTTTGTTGTCTTATTTTTATCCCGTTAGGGACAATATCTTCAAAATCTGTAATCAAATTAGGGTCGTAAATGACAGCTAAAAAATCCGCTCCACTAAAAGCAGTACCTTTTACGGCTTGAACAACAAACTTATTTTCACCTTCTAAGAGATTGGCAGAATAGCTCCACCCTCCAAATCCATTAAGAGTAACTCCACCGCTTGATTGATTGACAATAATTGAATCAATCCCTATTTCATAAGTTCCTGAAATTGTTATATTCTGAATATTCGTACTGAAGGAAGGCTCAGAAGTAGGGAATGTTATATTTGGTGTATTTAGTGTACTCATATTTTCAATTTATCCTGAATTTGGGCATACAGCTTCATCTGGTTGTTTTTATCAATAACCCTTCTAACATCTCTAATGTTTCCGGCTCTATTACGAAAAATTATTGATATTTCAACGAGAGTTGGATTGGTAAAGTCAGGCTGGCTTACATCTATACTTATTAATTGCTCTATCCTCTCTTCATCTGAAACTTCTTGAAACGAAGCTTGTTGATCTTGCAGGTCTTTTAAATTTTGTAATAAAGCTTCAACGTCTTGAGCCATTAACAATTTTAAATTATCTATATTGGTTATTTTACCGCCAATTAAAGCGTCTAATACTGTTCCATACCAAGGATAGTACGTATTTGTTCCTCTAATTGTTAGTGTTCCCTTAACAACATCTTGGAGAAGTTTTTCCTCATTGCTTATAAGAACAAGCCTTCCTAATTCATCAACAGCGTAATCAAAATAATAAGAAAGACCTTCGCATTTAGGGCAGTCTGTTAAAGAGGTAGTATAACTTAATTCAAAAAAATCATCTGAACTTTTTTGTTTTTTCTTTAATTCAATTTTTTTCCGACTAGAATTTTTATTTTCTAATACCTTAAACCCAAATTCAGGGCTATTTTCTGAAATAACGAAACCGTTTCTTTTAATTTGTAAACTTTTACTTACAGCTAAATCTCTGATTATGTTTATAGTTCTTCTGTCACTTTCAATAAAAGCTATATCTTCTACTACTTTATGATCGCAAATTCTTTCTACTTTTATTTCTCTGCTCATAAATTTTAACCTTTAACAAATAGTAAATAAGGTTTAGAAGCTTGAGCTTCTGAGCTTATATTTTTAACGTCTAAAACTAAATCTTCTGCTACTTGAAATGCCCCATTACCCAAACATGCTGTGATTGTTACTGATACATTTCTATTATTATTAGTATTCAAAATTAACTTTGTACCAGAATCAAAATTCCAAAAATAATTAGCCAAAAATATTGCGTTTTTATTTGTGTTAGAATTTTCATTAATCTTATTAGGTTCTATTTTTTTACCATGAACAGCTAAAACCAAAAAATAATAATTACTGCCTTCAATCTTTAACCCAAAATTAGTATCATATATTTTTTGCAGTTCTCTTTGAAGTGACTGATACTCAGCTTGCAATATATTTGGAAAATTTTCTTGATTCGATACTTGAGACTTTAATTTATCCCATAGACTATTTGTAATTTTACCAGTCGTATTAAAAAAAGACATTAAACATCCCTCAAATCATTCTTTAATTCTTTCAAAGCTCTTAATTGAAAACTTTTTTGCTCTATTAAATAATAAGTCTTTTTTATTTTATACTCTAATTTTTCATCCCTTCTTAAATGAGACTGCCAAGGTTTTAAAAGCGAATCAATAATCGAGGCTGTTTTGGTGCTATCGAATTTATGTGATTCAAAATAAGATAAGTCTTCGTTCACAATAGGAGACTTGATGTACTTTGATAAAGCATAGTCCACGTCAGCTTTTCCATATATAGAGCCTAATATACCTTCGGCTCTTTGCAATCTCGATAAAAAGCTTTTAAGATTGTCTATTTCCGTTTGCAGCGAATCAATTTGAAGATCAATATTTTTATATCTTATATTAAGATAATTTTCTAACTGATCTATTTCTCCAACTGAGGGATGACCTAAAAATTTAAAACTCATAAGATAGAATGAAGCAACGGCGTTACCGCTGTAGCGTCTGCTCCTCCTGCTAAAAATACAAGACCACACGCAAAGTCATTAGGAGAACTGACGATTTCAGCACCTTCTGGAAAAGTGGCATTGTACATAGTTTCTGCAAAAGCTGTAGAACCCATAACTATAGGTATTCTAAGTGCATATAGGTTAGGCAAATTGACTCTAAAACTTCTTAAAAGATTTGTTAAATCTTCTATTCTTTTTAAAAAGTCTTGAAGAACTTTTATTTTTATTGAAATCAAATCAATAAAATCTACTAATGCTTTTACGCCTGTTTCTAGTGAAGATATAAGTCCGTTTGCTAAACTTTCAATTAATTCCGCAACATCGTAAATAACTGGAATGAAATCTTTAACGGCATATCTATTCCAGTTAGGAGGTTCGGCGGCTATTACTGACATGCAAACACCTTTTTGAAATCCTAAAGCTGTGTTGTCTTCATTAAAAATTATTTTAGATGTACGTGTTCCAGAAACATCTTGAATCATTATTCTTCCATCTGTGACAGAAAATCTAACATTAGGATTGTTGCATTGAGTTTCTAAATCTAAAATTATATTTTCAGCATTAACAGGTATTAGACCGCCGGGTAAAATTATTTGTCTTATTCCATCTTGAGTGAAGTATTCAAACTGAAGACCTTGATTTGAATTTCCTGAAAAAATATTGGCAAAATCAGCTATAACAGCATCCGAAGAATTGGGTAAACTTGCTGAAGAAGTTATGTCTCTTCTGAGTAGAGTTCCGTAAGAATTTTGAAAAATTTCATTAGTCTCAGCTATTAAATTTTTTCTGTTAGGTCTAAGATTTATTTGAAAGTTTTCTTCACCAACACTAAAATTTAAAAAATTATTATCTAAACTTATGAAAAACGGTTCTCTTTTTGAACTAACGCAATAAGCTCTCTGTGAGTTAGGAGCAACGTCTAGTTTAGGAGTTAATCTTATTTCATTAGATTTTGCAAAAACAGTTTCGCCGTCTCCACTTGTTATAAGGACTCTGTAATAATAAGTTTTTCCATTTTCTATTCTGGTAGATGGATTTGGTGTTATTTTTTTAGTGTACCAACTAGGAAATCCAGCATTAAAGTTATTGGCTAAAAGCTGAACTTCGACAGTAGATTGTACATAAGTCCATGCTTCGACTCTTGAACCTAGAGGAACAGGTTTACTTAGAGTTACTACCCCTTCTTCAAACCTTTGAACATATAAGTCATTTTCATTTCCTGAATTAGGTATTGATATTCCATTTATTCTAAAATCAATCCAATTATTTCCTATATATTTTGATTTAAAATCAGAGCCAGCCGAAGTATCTGATACGCTCGTTTTTATTTGATCTACTGTACTAAATTTTGTTCTCAAATTACCAGAAAATAGAAAATATCTGGCTGCTTCAGTGTCATATAAATTGAATTGAGATGGACCTAAATTGTTTCCCAATAAAAATTCAGAGCTTACTACAGAACCAAATCTAACATTTGCTCTTTCACTTAAATCTATTTTAACAAGTTGAGGGCTGAGAATATTTTCAGCTAAAGATTTGTCAATTATAGCTAGTTGTTTGGGTCTAACTAAAACATCTAAAGCATTAAATGTTTCTGCATAAATTGTTTCATAAGTTGTTTCTTCTGTATAAGTGGAAGAGTCTTTTTTAGATTCTGGCAATGTTTGTTGATTACTTGTTTGATTAGAAGAAGGAGACTCTTTTACAGGAACACCCCCAGATACTTCCGATCTTTGAATAACGTATCTGAAAGAACTGAATAAATTTCCGGGCAAATCTGCGGTTTCAAACATCACTAAATTTACGTTATTTCCAGAAACTCCATAAATTACAGGAGGAACAAATAAAGACTGGTAAATATTTTTGAAACCTCTGGCTATCAACGCTAACAAATTAATACAATCCATTAAATTACCAGAAGTAGCTACTAAGACTGTTCCTCCTACAGGAGTGTTTGAATTGTAAATAGGTCTTTGAGGGTCAGAAGCATCAAAAAAAGAATTATAAGCTTTATCTAAAAAACCTTGAAAACCTCCCCTGACTGAGTTTACAAAATTTTGTGCATTTGATGTGTCTGGTCCGACAACAAGGATATGAATTCCAGCATTAGCCAAACTTCTTATGAACGCTGTTATTTCTTCAACTAGAGCTTTTGTTACTGCTAAAAGTAAAGAACTTGCATCTACAATAAAAACTCTAATAATTTTTAATATACTTTGTATTATGGACAAAATTGTTTGTAGTGGGGAAAGAGTAGCTTCAATACTGCTCGCAGCGTTTTCCAAAGGTTCAATATAGCTTTCAAATAAAGTTCCCCGAATTCCGGTTTCCCATTGAATATTTGCCATTTACTTCCTTGTTGTTTCTAACGTATTTTTTATATTTTCTGCTTTTTCTTTTTGTCTTTCTAATTCTTTTTGAATTACCCATGAAGCTTGGTACAAAATAGCTTCTAATTTATTGTAGATATTTGGAAGTTTTTGTTCTTTCCATTCAATTTTTTCTTTTTCTTCATCATTCATATTTAATTCTCTATAAAAAGTATTCTTATAAACCCATTTTCTAAAACAAGTAGCGTATCCGCTGGAAAAAATAAAATTCCATCTTTTCCTATGGTGTAACTAAATGTTTCTTCTCCAACATCTACAAAAACTCCATAGACACTTGTTCCATTTTTGATAACCATGTTTGCTAAGTGTCCAGTAAAATAAAAATCAGGAGTTTTACCAAAATTTATCGGCAAATCAGGATATATGAAAACCACTATTCTATATTGATATGGGGATAAGTTCACACCATGTTTTAAATTAGAAAACTGAGTCCCTTTTTGGGCAGGTATTACTCCTGAATCAAATATAATTTTTCCACTAGAATTAAAAATTACCTGCTTTAGAGATTGATTTGTATTCAATTTTTCAATATAAGCACAATTAGCCACTGAATAATTTTTTTGAAGAGGATTTTTCAAAATAATTTTTGTAGCATCATATACGTCAAAAGTTTCATTAACTATATCTAAGATTTCAATTTTTTCACTTTGGAATGAAAAGTCTGAATTTGAATCTTGAAAATTATAAGTAGCCTCTATGGGTGAAAAATTATCTAAGACTGTAGTTTGCCCTAAATAACCTGAAGGATTTGACGCTAAAGCTTGTTGACCAGAACCAGAATCAGGGTACTGAAATCCATTGAAAGCATAATAGTTTATTCTTATTCTTCCATCTGCTCCGTCCCCTCCTATTATTCCTTCTAAAGTTTCCGCAGATTCCCCTTTTCCACCTGCCCCTCCACCTCCAGCGGAAGCAAAACTATTAATTGCACCTACTCCAGAAGAACCTCCATTGCCTGACAGTCCTCCTGAGCCTCGACTGCCTCCAAGACAATCAAATATAGGAGTGCTTATTGAGCGAGAATTTACAAAAATTGTTCCACCTGCTCCTGCTCCACCGCCTCCACCTGCTCCACCGCCTCCACCTGCTCCTGCTCCACCGATAGATTGTGCCGTGAGAGGAGATGAACTGCCCGAAACAAACCCATTTCCTCCGTTACCTCCATTTCCTCCGTTTCCTCCGTTTCCTCCATTTTGACCATTAGACAAAATTAAAGGGTTGTTAATTGCATTAACTTGAAGAAAAACTATACCCCCACCATTTCCGCCGATAGCATTTCCATCACTACCGTTCTGCCCTAATAAAAATCCACCTCCACCGCTTCCTCCCGACCCCGGAGTATTACTAGAAATCCCTCCAGAAAGAAGACCTGAACCTCCATTTCCACCTTTGCCTGCGGCTCCTCCACCGCCTCCAAAATATAACTGAGATAGCTCAGGTATGCCGATAGATTGACCTCCAACACCTGAAAGAGAAGATGTTCCAGTGTTTATAGAGCCTGAAGAACCTGAAACATTTAATCCTCCTCCTAAACCAAATCCAAAGGAGCCTCCGTTTTGACCGTTAGTAGGAATATCTGACACTAAAGTAGCGGAGTCACCTATCGCCCCGTCTGTACTTGAGCCTACAGGAGTTAATCCATTTATAGATGTTGCACCGCCTCCACCGCCTCCTGCTCCAGAAGCAGAACCACTTTTCCCAATATCACCTACGGTAGCATATCCTCCGCCGCCTCCTGCTCCTCCACCCATAGCACCAGAGCCACCGCCTCTTCCTCCCGTAACTTGAAATCCGTTATTTGAAAAAGATTGAGGTACACTAGAATCTAAACCATTACTTCCATCTAAACCTCCACCGCCTCCACAATCTTGAGTAGTGTTTGTTTTTTGGTTAAATTGACCAAATAAAAACCCTTCTCCTTTTCCGCCAGCTAGACTGGCTCCTCGATAGCCTTTTCCAGTTACGTCAATTTTTGAATCTCCTATAAATTCAACTACCCCTTTAGCAAGAAAAGATAAAATCCCTCCTCCATCCACAGGACTGTAAGAACTACATGTAAGAGTCGCATTGTTTAAAGTTACATTTTCAAATTGTGGTATAGTCATGATGAAAACATGGTTATTTTCACCATAAAAAGAATTGCTTACACCTATAAAACGATTCAATATAAGATTCTCTTCAACTTCAATATAATTAGAGGCTGAAGATTTAACTTTTAAAAAATCATACTGACCTATTTGAGAAGAATCTGATAATGTATTTACTTGAGCAGTAAAAATTAGAATGACATCGCCTTCTTGAACTTCAATATCACCCCCTAAGTAATTTATTGCCGTTTGATTTTTTAATACATTATTTGAAACTTTTCTTTTGCGACTATAAATGACACCATTTATGTCTTCATTAATATTAAACTCTCCTGAATTTAATATTAAATTGCCGTGGCGACCGTCACCAAAATTAATATCTGTTCCAAATTTTAAAATACCTTTTTGAATGTCTATCGAAACTTCTCTGTTTTCAGGTATAAAACTCAGATCAGTTAAATCTCTAGCTATAAATTTTGTATAATTTTTATGAACTAAAAAATCTAAACTGTCATGATATAAAGTTATTCCGTCAGCACTACCGTATATTTTATTACCTAAAGAAGGTGTTTGGGTTAAATCATCTCCTATCAAGTAATCAGTGTTTTCAACCCAACTTGTCCCATCTGATTTTTTTAATACCTTAGCAGAAGAAGGCTCAGATGTAGGTCTTATCGAATAAGAATTTTGACCTAAACTAAATAATTCTTCTTCAACGACGCTTGAAATATCAGCGGAACTTTTTATTTTTAATTTTTCTCCTACTAAATATTTAACCTCGTTAGTTGGAACAAATATTTCTGTTTGACCTTCCAAAACATTATCTAAAATATAATTTCTAAAAGACCTTGAGTTATTTTTACTAAAAACTTTTCTCGTAGAAATTTTTCTATAACTATCTTTACCCCTAAAATCAAATAAATCTGATTCTGAGATTTCATCAATTTCTACACCATTTGAAGATTTTAATATTACTATCCAAATTAAAGAGTTTTCATCTAAAATTTTTAAAGAGCCTGCTTGATTGTCCTCTCTTCCATTCTTTATGGCATCTAAAACTTCATTGTAAGTTCCTTCAACCCCATAATTAATTCTAATTTCATCATCAAGGTTCAAATAAATGTGACAAGCTAAGGATTTACCAATGCTAGGTATATTCGGAACAAAACTAGAGAATGACGAATACGCTCCACTTATATTACCCTTTTCTAAATCTATAAAGGTGCTTCCAAAAGTCGCCTCACCGTTTGAGTTTCTTGGAAATTTAGAAACTATTTGACTACCTTTAAGATAAGTAAATTTAGTAGTTCCAGCTACCTTACAAATACTAGGAAGTAAGCAGACAGTTTTTGGACTATTTTTAAATAACAATAGTCTTGCGTCTTCTAATGAGTTATTTTTTCCGTTCAATATTTTTAAATTAGCCATATTTTATGCTCTACTTAATACGATTCTTATAAAACCAGTTGTTCTTAAACTATTTGTTTCAAAATCAAAAAAAATACCACCTGCTCCTATTTCGTATGCAAATGTTCCCAATCCTCCAGTATCAGGGTAAATCCAAATACCGATTTGTGTAGAACCTGAAGCATAGCCGTGAGGTATGGTTCTTACATCACTATCTGAACCTGTAGGGCTATAGTAAACTATAGGAACACCACTAAAAGATTTATTTTCAGGGTGAGCAAAACTTCCGTTTGTTCCTGCCGAAACAAAAATCCATCCCGTATCGTATGGTTGATTTTCTGAATATGATAAAAAAGAAGTTTTAAATTCTGTAACATTTAATTTAATTATTCTCGCAGCTTCGCCAACTGTAAAATTTCCGACAATTGTAGGAGTGAAAAAAACTTCATCAAAGAGTTCACCTTTAACTACATTAGTGACTCGGAGGAAATCATCTTCTCCTGAACCTACGGGAAATTCCTCTTGGGTTCCATTCAATAACTTTTGAATTTTTATTAAATCACCTATTTCACATATTGTTTTATCTACTTTTACCGAGCTTTCACCGTCAAAAGCATCAACAAGTAATGTTTCAAAATGAACTATGTCAGTTTCAGTAAAAATATCATTAACAGAATTTAAAAATTTAAAGGCAGATGATTCTACAAACAAATCATTTTCATTAATAGTATTTAAAATACCGCCAGTAGATGAGATTATTACAGAAAAAATCTTTATCGCTCCATATACTTTATTTCCACAAACATCATGTGCGTTATCTATAAAACCTTGTAATACTTCTTCTCTAGTTAAAAAATCTAATAAACTATATCTAACTTCAATATTTTTGTTTCTAGTATAGTAAACTTGAGCCAGTCTAAAATTATTACTGGACGGTATTACGTTTATAAAAGACGAGTTATTGATTGTCCCATTTTGAAAATCTATTGTTATTTTTATTTTTTCAAAATTAACAGAAGATGGAAAATTTGATTGAACAGCACTCTCATAAAATATTCTTTCATTGGTATAAATATCAATTATTTTATTTTCTATAAAACAATGAATAGGTTTTTCTTTACCTGAAAAATTATTTTCAATATTCTGTAATTTTATGTTTGCCATTAATTTAAAACCGCTACCGCTCTGTAGTATCCATTACTGACAGAACTAAGTACGTCTCCAGAGGAATCTAAAATATGGTATAATGAGTTATTTCCAAATTTTAGAGTCACGTTATCAAAATTCATTTTTATATTTACTCCATAGGTTTGACTTAAACTTGTGTCTGCATATTGAGTCAATAGTCTCGCACCTTCCATACTTTCGACTGAATTGAAATAAATTAAAAAATGATAAGTAAAAATATTTCGGTTCAAATTATGTACAATATTGACCGTTTGAGATGTTGAAGCAGCCACCCATCCAGAATCATATAAAATTTTACTTTTAGATTCCAAAGCCTGCCTTAAATTACTATATTCATTCATTCTAACTCTAGGCAAATCCGACAAATCATAAGCATTTTGAAGATTAGAAGAAAATGTAATTATGTCAGGTAGAGGTGATCTTTTTTGAATATTTTCAACTACTAAATTTTCTGAATTAATTTTAGAAAATAATGTTACTGAATCACCTGCTTGTAAATTTGTATTTCTAATATTGATCTGATTTTGTCCGGCTAAAGAAGACTCACTCAAATATTCTAAAAATTGTATGCGGTATTCTTCATTATTATCATTTGTAAAATGCAATGTTTCAGTATCTAAACCAAGCACAAAATCAGGTCTTAAATCATGGAATGACTCAATTTTGTAACCAGAACCCCTATTAACGATTAAGACACTGTATAAAGGCATGTTGTAAGGTTTAGAAAAATTAATGGAATCAAAATCAACTGTAGCAAGTTCTATAGTTTTAACATTTTCATAAACAACACTTAATAAATCCTGCGTGTTTATTGAAATAACAGCTACAACTCCTTCTCCAGATGACATATTAGGTACTAAAAAATCCGAAGAAATTTCATCCCCTCCGTCAATTACACCTGTACTGAAATCTAATGAAGTTATTAAATCTTGATATTCATTTAGAGTATTTCTTGGAAATTTAGATATATTGTCTCCAACGTATCCAAATTCAATTCTTGAATTTTTAACATATCTTGAAGGGTGCAAATAAAAAACAGAGCCTTCAGAATAACCTAAAAATCTTGTATCAACTTTTGATGAATTTTGCCTATTCTGTATTTTTAAATTAGCCATTATTTTTTACTCATATATTTTTTGAATTCACTTTTTAATTTTTTACGAAAATCTTTTTTTAAATCTTCTACACCCTTTTCAAAAAACTTTGTTTTGGGAAGACCGGGGTGAGTCCAACTTCCTTTTTTCCTCATGGACTTTTTACTAGCCCATCTAAAAACAATCTCTCCTGTGTTCTTATCTTTGATAGGAATAGGACGTGTTGCCTTTTGCAAGTATTTCATTTTATGCTTTCTTACCCCATAGTTATGATAGGAGCCGATAGCGTTTAAATGAAAAGTTATACTGCTTTTACCTATCGTAAAAGATACACTTTTTCTGATAGAATTACCGTTTTTACCGTAATTCTTTTGATGCTCTCGAATTTTTTTCAAACCTGCCCTCCCTAAATTATATTTAAGACGGCGTGTTAGTAATCTGTCCAATTTCTTTTTTAAGACAGATTTACTCAATAAGGGCTTGATATAAACCTTTAGCATCAATACAACAAATTATTAGAAAATAAGTCTGAAATTTTAAGGAATACGAGAGGGAAGTTATATCTTCCCTCTCGTATAATTTTTTAAAGGCTAGTTCTGATAGTGTAATTTACCTGAATCCAATTTAACGGGAAAACAGGAGAATAGAAAGCTACGACATCTGCTACAGTAGGGTCACTCGCTCTAGGAGTAGCCTTAATTCCTGTATATGCAGTTACAATCTCACCTTGGATTAGTGCTTTGAACATATTCGCTAGAGATATTTCAATATCTGTTATGCGAGTAGGTAAGAATTTTTCTGCAATAAATGGGTCAAGAATTGCCCTTGTTTGTTGCTGAACATAATCTTTAATAAACACTATAGAAGGCTCTCTAGTAAGCACGTTACTCATGTCTGTAGTTACAGCTTGTCTAATTTGAATAGCCGCTTGATTTTCTGTAAGAACCGTTAAACCTGCGGTTGCAGATTGATTGGCTGAAACAGCGTCAAGTTTTCTAAACAAGCGACGAAACCCTACCATGCTCTTACGTGTTAGCGGAGTAGCAACATCGAAAGAAGGATTACAAGCTAATCCAGCTAAAGCTGCCGCTAAAAAGCTTCCATCAACTGCGGTTTCAACTTCACGACCTAATGCGTCAGTTAGAGCTACAATAGCTCCGTCTGGATATACTCCTATTAAACGCTCGGTTCTTAAAGCCTTTGAAAAATCTTGAGCAGATTCAGGAGTTGTTCCGATTGCGTAACCAAAAACACCAGTTCTTTCAAGTGCGTACCTTGTACTTGAAACTTTCTCAACATGCTTTTTCATGTATTGAATTACAGGTTTGCTTGTTGTTAAACAAACCATAATGTTTGGTCTTACATCTCCATCCATAGGGTTTTCTAATGAATCCATGGCTGCAAAATAATCAGAGTCATTTGCCTGTAATCCATCTGGACCTTTTTTAACTTGAACTAGAGCTACCGCAGGAGCACCGTTAAGGAACGCTAAATTACTTGCTAAAGTTAGTCTGTTCTCAACATTTAGTTCACCAAAGTTGCTTACGACATCTCTGAAATTTAAGTAAACATTTGGCTTGAAATCAGCTTTAGCGTACTCAAGAGAAACGTAATAAGAATCTCCGATAGCAGGCTCGCTTCCACCTTTGTTATAAGTATTAACAATAGCCGTGTTTCCTACTCCTACCCCAGTAGAATTTGAAACAATTAAATTGATTCCGGGTATTGACTTTGTTGGGTTTGAATCTGTCTTAAATGTTTGAGAACATTCGATCATTAAAAAATCACCAGATTGGTAACTAAATGTCGAAGGGCTTAAAACAGTAAAACGTAACCCTGTTTTTGAATCAATATAAGTTTGGTCTAAATATCCAGTACCGTTTGAGCCAGAAGCACCTAAAGAGGAGGTAACAACATAAGTGTTACTATCTGTAAATGTCAGAGTCACTGTCTCTTCAAGTGACGCTCTTGGTATTGTTAAAGTGTCTTCTACATCGCCCGGAAAACTAATACCTTCAATGCTAAAATTAGCAGCGGCTACCATTGAACCAGTAATATCGAAATTAGCGTCGAATAGTTGCCCGAAATTATCTGAAGATATTTCGTAATCTCCTGCGGAAGCTCCAACAGAAGCTACTTTATTTGTGATTGTGAAAGAGTCGTCTGTTAAATTATTGTAATAAAAAGACGCATATACTTTCATTCCTGCCGAAGGTGCATTTTTAAGAGTTACTGTTCTAGTTCCTCCTACAAGTTGTGCAACAGAAACAGGTCCAGCAGCTTTGGCTGAAGCTACAGAATTACCAACATATACTTGAATTTTAGTAATATCATCTGTTACTTTCGCTAAACCTGTACCATCTGTAGGGAAAAATTCAAGTTGAAAAACTTTATTATTTCCGTTAGATGAGCCAGAACACTGTCTAAAGAAAGCACGGTTATCTACTAAAATACCTTGGATTTGAGTGTCATCGAAGGCTTCACCTGATTCTAATTCACCTACTCCTACACTTACTGAGCTTCCCCATTGAATTTTATTTCCAGATTCTATAACGAAGTCAGAACCTAAAAAATAATCTTGTTTATTTGGAGTATTACCTACAGCATTTATTTTGCTTAAAGTAATATCTTGAGGAAGGAAGTCAAAAGTATCCTGCCAAGTGTTTGTGTAATAAGTTAAAAGAACTGTATCTCCTTCTTCAGGAGCACTTGAAAGAGTTACCAATCCAAGCTCACCGTCAACAGAAGAAATTACTACAGATGAACCATTTACAGTAGCGGACAATCTTGAAGGGTCAGTAGTTGAAATTCCACCATTATTCCCAGAAACAATTCTAGGAAAATTAACTTTGAAAGTTTTATTTAAACCGTCCGCCTGTGAACTAACATCATCGTCTGTGATTTTGGTATCTTTTCGAGAAAAGAAATAGGACACCCTGACAGTTGAGCCGAGAGGAGGTATAGTTCCTAGAGTTACTTGCCCTAACTCACCGTTAAGGTTTATAATAGAAGTAGGCTCCCCATCTACAGTTACAGTAATAGCATTTGGGTCATTTGTTACAAAAGCGTTTCCGTTTCCATCAACAACGGGAAAATGAACCACGTTAAAAGTTCTGTTAGTTCCTGTAAATTGATTTGATACGTCTTCGCCAACCATTCTAATATCAGAAGTCGCAGAAGAACCTCTGATAATTTCAAAATTGGTTAATTTTAAAGTTTCCGCTCCAACTCCAATAAAAACAGGTAATCTCAAACCTGCAATAATGCTTGGAACTGAAGTATCTGTTAATGTCTGAACGTACACGCCCGGAGGGGCGTAAGTGCTAAAAATTGCCATGAAAAAATCCTCCAAAAAGAATTAACTTTATCTATATTTCACTAAAAAAATTCTACATTATTAATATAAATAATTTGGGAGGAATATTCTCTAAGGCTTTTCTTGCTTTGAGAATTCCGAATAGAGAGTTTTTCGTTCTTCAATTCTCTCTTTATTTACTGATTTATATTCATAGTTTATTTTTCCAGAATCATCTTTTTTGATCTCTGACTTAATTGCTTGATTTCCTGATTCTTTTCTTATTTTGTCTTTTTGTTTTTTGCGATCATTGATGTCTTCCCATCTTTTTTCTGCTTCTGCTCCTATAAGTCTATCAACAGTGTCTCTTGAAGTACCTGCTCTCATAATGCCTACAGGGCTAAAAACTCTTCTTGTAGCCTCTATTTTTGAGCATTTTGGACAGTTTGTTTGAGGTCCCGCTTCATCCATTTTTTTAAATTCTTCAAAATGATAATTGCAATCTTCACAGAAATATTCATACGTAGGCATATTTAATCCTCATCTCAAACTTTCGGTTTTAGGTATAAAGTCAACTTGGTATTTTTGTAAACTTTCCAATAATTCTATGTGAATGTCTAAAAATTTTATTTTTGGAAGGAGAGGAGCATAAAATCTCCAATCACTATTAAAATTAATATCTATGCCTGCCATGTAATACACAGTATCAGTATTTTCATCATATAAATCTTCAGATTCTCCGTTCAAAGATACATTTGTTATCATTAAACCCTGTGAATCAAATATAGGTTTTAGATGCCCAAAAATCTTAACGGCTAACAAATCTGCAATAATTTCTCTTTGAATAGGGTCACGACTGTATATATCCATCGAAAGACTTGTTTCAAAATGACCCCCATATTCTTGGGCAGCGTCTTCTCTTTTGTCAGTTACAATTACTACTTGTTTATCCCCTACTTCCACCCAATTACTTATAGCTACAACAACTCCCGATAGTGCCTGACACAAAGTTTGTTTTTGTATATCAACTGGTCCGATAGAATTACTTTGGTAACGATAAAAAACTCGATAATTAGCACCTTTGATTAAAGTAGTACCATTAGTATCGTCAGGGTTAATTAACCACGTAATCAAACCTGTATCCAAATTTACATTATAATGGATACCTTCTCGTAAAACAGTTCTGTCATTTTCAAAAATTTCAAAAGTTTTTTGGCGTATAGGAAAATGAGGCAATTGATATGAAACCTCATCACCTCTAGCTTCTTTTATTATAACTTCATCAAAATTTAACAAAGTATCAATCATAACTTTGTTTGGTTCAATGACTTCAAAATAATAAAGACCCGCAGGAACTAAATTTCTTCGATGATACTCTACAACAAGTTTGCTTCCTATAGCAGGGGCATAATTTAGCACGACTTGTTTTTCTTTTAAGTCAATTACAGGTATAGGGTTGCCGTTTGCATAAGCCAAAATCTGTTTTGGACTCGTAGCTAAAGCAAGATTGCCCTCACCTGAAGTAGGTTGAAAATTTAGTTGAAAAATCCTTTTGCTGCCATCAACTTGAGAAGATAAATCATCCATTTCATATTTTGTTATGTTTGCAGAGTCTTCTCGAACCCAATCAAAAATCAGACTTTTTTTACCTTTCAATGAGGCTGTAAAACAATGACTTACTACCGTACCGATAAAGTTATCTGAAGAGATTGGCATGGAGTTGCCTGAAACATTTTTCACAACAACTCCATACTGAGGTCTTTCATCATACGGGAATTTATCAGAAACTTTAAATTTAGAAAGTCCGGGGTATTCTGAAAAAATACCTTTCAGTTCCTCGACGACACGTCTTTTAATTTCTCTTGAGAGAAAATAATACACCCTTACTCCTTACTCATGGTTTTGTGCCATGATTAAAAGTCCTCTGGAAACTGCGAATAGAGGATTCTTAGCGTGTCTTATATCTGTTACCGAGAAAGGAAAACCTTTCAACTTTTGAACTTCCTGTCTTACAACTTCCATAAAGTTGATCGGCAGAGAAGTTCCTCCACCAATAACTACAGGAACAGATTCAGGAAGATCAATTTGAGCCATCACGTTTTGACTTTTAATTTTTTCTACAAAGTTAGTTAAAGCGTAACGAATTAAGGTTTTATAATAAATAGCGATTGCTTCTTGCTCTCGCCCTTTCGGGTTTAACAAATCAACGCCTTTTTCTTTTACGGCACAAATTTTTGCAGGAGATAGACCTGTTGCTTTAGCGGCTGATTCATCAACGTAATCACCGCTTCTAGCAACAGCCATAGTAATTAGAGGGATGGATTTATATGAAAGAGATGCGTTTACCATCCCTGCACCAAAGGACATTGCAAAACCGCTGAACATAGTGTCAGCACATTCTGAATATACGATTGCTTGAGCTTCATTTGCAGGACACGCTTGCCAACCTAAAGATTCAACCATTTGACCCATAATCATTTCGTGGTAAGTAACGTCCATATCAGCATCAATAGGAGCCGCAGGCACAGAATAATAACAAGGTGTTCCTGCCACAGGAGCTTCACCAAGAACATGCCTAAACAAATGCTTGATTACTTTTTGAGCTTCAATTTCCTGCGGAGAAATTGTTCCTTTACTAAGAGGTCTTCTTAAAGGCTGATTAAATATGTTTGCGATATTTGCAGCATCGTCTCCAACAATAATAACTCTGTCGCCTTCTTCAATATATGAAATATTTGATAGCTTCAACATTTGTTTTTGCTCTACAGCCAGTGACACGAAAGCGTCTCTGACTCGTAAACTTTTAACTTCATTATTATTCTCATCCAAATGAGAAGCAATAATAGTTCCTGTTCCTATATCTAAACCCTTACAAAGATATTTGGGTTCTTTTTGTTTCGGGCTTGCTGGCATTTCTTGATTTTCTAATTGTTCCATTTACATCTCCTATTTTTTCATTTGATTTTTTAATTTCTTCAATGCAGCTAACGCATCATCCACGCTTCCTGATTGTGTTTGTTGAGTTACAATTTTAGAATCTTTAACATTCAAGTCTTCCACTTTAGGAACGTATTTTTCTTCAAAGTCTTGGATTCTGAAACCTTCACTTTGATTTTCAATTCTTCCTGTTCCTGAATTATTATAGATAACTTGTGTCTTTGTATTTTCTAAAGTCTTCTGAATTTGTGAAAGAAGCTCCACAGTTTTTTGAGATTCTTGAGGCTGTTGGGATAAACTCAGATTTCTAATTTCATGTAATAAAGCGGTAAATAGATGAGAGTTGTCTGTTTTGTTAATCTGCTCAACTATTTGTTTTTGTTGTTCCTGTAACGCAGATAAAGCTTGATAAAATGGAGACATGTCAATCTTAACATCTTCTTTTTTAATCTCTTTGTTTTCCTTAACTTCTTGTTTTAATGAATCATAAGATTGCTGAACACTTCGTAAAAATATAGCCTGTTTTTCTAAAACCTGATTTAAAACGGCAGGGTCTATTCCAGAGACTTCTTTTACTATTTCTCTATTGGCAGGACTAACGATTTCATTATGACGCTGTACATTGTTTTTTTCCGTCATTTTTTTGGATTCGAGAGTGTTGTAAAGCAGAGCTTTTCTGTCGGCGGAAATAACCCACTTATTTTTTAAAGCGAATTTAAAATTTGGATTAGCTGTTTGCCATTCAGCTAAATTTACGGTTTCTCCGAAATTTAACCTAATTCCTAAACCATCAATTACAACGTAGGGTTTTACATTACCTTTAAATAGTGCCATTCTTAACTCATTTGGGAAAAGTTACATATAATACATTGTAGTTGTAAATTATTGAAAGGAGTCATTATGCAAGAATTAACCAAAGAAGTTAAAGTTTTGGTCATAGATAACCTCGGCATCGTTATGGGAAATATTACCGTAAAAGAAGACATGTATATTGTCACAAACCCATTATTTTTAAGCCCAAGCCAAAACGGTATCGCTATGCAAAATAATCCCTTGTTTGAAGACGAATTAACAGTATCTAAGCAATACGTAGTAGCTATATCCAATCCAAAAATTGATGTAGTCGAAAAGTATGAAGCTTATAGAACTCAAAAATCCACAGGCATTATCATGCCTTCCAAGTCTAAGCTTCAACTTTAAGGTATTTTTATGTCTTTTAACTTATATGAGATGTTTCAAAAGTATGGCGTAGCTCACTTACAGCCTTGGGAAGCATATAGATTAGAAAATAACCTATTAGTCAAAATTGACCCTTCCTCTGACACAAGATACCCTTTTAATGTGGGAGATAATTTTGAATTTGTTTCATACAACATGTATAAAGCAGGACATCCATTATTTGTTCACAATCTTTCAGCTAGTGTCATGGAATCATTCCAAATCAATGTGAAAAATTTTGATGAAAATAGTAATCCTGAGTACATTTTATACAAATTCAAAATTGTTGAAAAAGTAGATTTAATTAAGGTGATTGACTTAGATAATCCAAAATTTGATTTTGATTTATTAGCGTTTACTTTAAACGGGCTTCCATTATTTTCAGAATTAATAGCTTTTATGTTTAAAGAAATTTCAACTGCAAAAAATAGAGGTTTTCATGCTTAACAAAAAATATTACTTTTTCCATGACACTGAAACAGGTGGATTAGACAACGGATTACATAAATTACTGGAACTAGGTTCTGCTATCTATGATGAAGACGGTAACGAATTAGAACATTTTCAAAAATTTTTAAACCCTCTTGAGGGAAATAAAAAAGTCACTATGTACGCTTTGAAAGTTAATAATTGCTTTTCAAGAAAAGGTGATTTGTCTTATGAGGATAATCTTTCTGTAGCTAGAGGTTATGCTGAGTGGTGCGTTTCAGTTGTAAAAAAATATAGCCCTGTATTAGTCGGACAAAATATTAATTTTGATGTAGGTTTCACAAATGAATTTATGAGTGAGCATGGTTTTCTTGGCTGGAGCGAACTCTTTTCCTATCACCGTGTAGATACATGTGTTCTAGGTTATCAACTAATAGATTCTGGTATAGTACAGGCAAAAAGCCCATCCCTAAAAAATTTGAGCGATTTTTTTCAAATTGAAAATCCTTGTGCTCACGGAGCATTAGAGGATGCGAGAACTACCGCAAAAGTTTACTTTAGGATGAAAAACATTTTCAAAGAGTTTAAGCAGTTAAGTGATGAAAAAAGTATCAATAATAACTCCAACTTATAACGGATTAAATGTTTTAAAAACATGTGTTCAGTCAATACAGACGCATTTAAGTTCTATTGATTGGGAATGGATTATTGGAGAAAATAGTTCATCTGACGGCTCTTTAGAGTGGTTACAGTCTCTCAAAGATTCAAGAATAAAAATTATTGAGAGAACTAATGAAGGTAACTTCAGTAGCATGAACAACTATCTAGCAGGGCAAGCTAGTGGTAAATATTTGTTATTTTTAAATAATGATACTGAAGCCACAGACGATTTTTTAACTCCGATGTTAAACCTTATTGAAAATGATGATTCGATTGGAGTAGTCGGGGCTAATCTTTTCTATCCAAACGGGGAACTTCAACACGGCGGAGTTTTAATTGATAAAAATCTATCGCCTGTGAATATAAGTGACCCTTTATATAAGAATATCAAAACTCTCAACAAACAAACCCATTTAAAAACTAGAGAATACCAGTCTGTTACAGGGGCTTGCCTATTAATTAGGAAACAGGATTTTGAAGATGTTTGGGGTTTTGATGCTAACTATAATTGGGCTTATGAAGATGTTGACTTGTGTTTAAAAATTAAATACCACAAGATAAAAAAAATCGTTGGATGCTCACAGTCCAATTTAAGACATTACGAAAGTTATTCTAAAGCTAATCCTAATTTGCCTAAAAATTTTGAATTTTTTAAGACTAGATGGAAGCATGTTATAAAATCAGACGTATCTGATTTTTCACATGACATAAACATCTATGTTAAAAATTCTAAAATTTATGAAATGACCTTTGTTGTGTGTACGCATGACATAGCACTTTTAAATGAATGTTTGATCTCATCACTTTTGAAGCAAGTGAATCAAAATTTTGATCTCAGAATTATATACAATTTTGATAATAGATATTCATCTGCAAAAGCCTTGAACAAAGGAATTAGAGAATCCAAAACAGATTTTGTCATTTGTACGCACCACGATGTTATTTATAATAAAAATTGGACTAAAGAATTTCTGCGTGAAATTGCAAAATATCAAGGTTTTGGAGTTGCAGGTTTAGCTGGAGTTAAGTGGATTAGAACCCCTGTTCATAAAGGTATTCCAGTAGAGCCTAAAGAAAAGATTTGGGTTCATTGCTATGGAGAAATAACATACCCTTACGAAGGAAAAGATCACAAATATGGTCAATTTTCAGAAGGTATAGTTGATGTAGTAGATGAGCTTTGCATAATAATCAGAAAAAGTAATGAAATTTACTTTGATGAATACACTCTATCAGATTTTCATTTTTACGGACCAGACATATCCTTAATTTCAAAAAATAAAGGAATGTTCAATGTCGTTATTAATTGCCCAGCTTATCATAAAAGTGATGGCACATCCTCTACTAAAAACGGATTAGATAGATACTGGCAAGAATTTAAGAAAGTACACGAAAAATGGAAAAATATTTTTCCAACAGTTATTACAACGACAGGTTATTGGCATAAAGGTAACACGCATACTTTTATAAAAACAAAAGAAACTCAAACAAATAATAAAGCTCCAGTACAATCAATTAATTTAGAAGCTGATACAACTCAACGATTCGAGATAAAAAATCATAGAAAAGATTATCCAATAGTCTGGTTTTTAAACGATGATAAAATATCTCATTCAGGACATTTTTACATTTTTTCAAGCAAGAATAAAGGAATATACCGCCTCTCCTGTAATTTTGTAGATAACAACGGAAATAATTCTTATCAAGAATGGTTAATTCAAGTTACTGAAAAAGAAGACAATCAAGTTATACTTGGGATGCAACAAAATTTTCATACGCACAATTTCGGAGAAATATTCGGCAATAAAAAAATATCTCAGGAAGTTTTCATAGATTCTCCTAATCTTTGTAGAATAGATTTATTTTTGGGAACTTTTTCCAGAAAAAATTATTGTAATTTATTTCTATCTATCACAAATTCTTTAAACGGTGATTTACTCAGATTCTCTTCAGTAGGTTGTGATAATATTCAAGATAACGATTGGTTTAGCTTTTATTTTAATCCTATCGACGTGCAAGGTAGAAAGATATTTATAAACATAGAATGTAAAAACGGCTCTTTTGGTAATTCTATTACAGCATATTTTGTAAACCACTCATTCAACTTCGGTTCTTTGTTTTTCAACAATAAAAAAATAAACGGATGTCTGAGCTTTAAACTATTTTTCAAGAAATGACATTTTCTTACATTACGCAATTACTTGTATATGACGCAGACCTTAATTCAAAAGTTAGAAGGTGTTAGACTAATTACTTACTATAACCGTTGATTAAAGCGATTATTTTTCTTACACTTTTTCCACACAATTTTTAGTTTTTTGGTAATCTTTCAGAAGAGATTGCTGAGATTGGAGATAGACATGGAAGTAATAGCTTTTTCAAATTTTGCTAAAAATAAATACAAAAGAAAACTCGCAGTATGTAATATTTACCAAGAGTTAGAAGGTAAGCAACTTCAAAAATGGTGCAATAGATGTACTAAAAAAAATACTACCAGTTGCCCATTAGAAACAACTTCTGGGTTTCAAGCACAAGTAATTAATCTGTACCCTAAAAAAGTAAGCGTGGCTTCTTGTTAGTTATTTCTCGTATTCGGATGCTGCGTACCAACAGTCAGGTCTTATACCTATCTCAAAATTTTCAATAGCTGTGCAGTATGCCTTTTTAACATCTTCGGCTTCAGCCAGTTCATCCATATCATTAATGCACAAAGCTCCTTGGAAATAAGTGTCCATTCTACATTGAGCATTAGGATGATTATGATTTGTTTTTGTTACTTTTCGTGTATCTTTTTTACTAAAAAACACTTCAGCGTTTCCGCCTAAAGAGCCTAGAAGGCGAGCCAATGATTTTCCAGCTAACGCTGATCTAAAGCATATCGCTCTATCTTTGAAGGTTTTATGAACTAGCTTACATTGATTTTTTGCGAATAAATCCTCTTCGTCAGTTATTTCTTTTCTATATAAAGCGTAAGTTTCTTTAATTTGTTCAGGTTGAGATAAAAATTTTCTCAAGCACTTTGTCGTAGCATAATAATCAGACTGACCTTCATTTGATGCCCATGAAATTCCGACAAAGCTAGGCTTTCTTGGTGCTCCTGCTATATGATGACCAATTTCATGACATATAACAGCACGAAAACCATCAAGGGTAGTTTCTTTATGTCTTGCAAGACCTCCATACATGCTCACTTTCCATACTTTACCTGTCTGTTGAGCAAAAGCATTTACTGTTCCGTCTTGCCATTTAGCTTCAATTACTAATTCAGCGTCGTAGTTATTTTTAAAAATGGGCAAATAGATATTTTTCATATCTTCTATAGCTTTTAAAAAATCTTCTTCTGTAATCGTTGAGGAAGTTTTAACGTGGCTTGGAATGTAGAGATCATTTTTTGGTAAATCTGCTTTAACTGAAGTTATAAAAAAAGAAAATGCTATAAATATTAATATGTTTTTCAAGAATACTCCAAATATTTTAAGCCTGCCGAGAACCGACAGGCTTTATTGAAAATTAAAGATCGTTTGAATAGTCTCTTTCTTCATCAAGAGCTTTTGCTAATTGACCACTGGTAGAAAAGTAGTTTTTTGTATATTTTGCTTTTCCTACAGGGAGACGGATACCTGAAGGCATTTTTTCATCTGTGTAAAATTTAAACCCGTCAATTTCATACTCATATAGTTTTGAAGCGGCAGCAACTTTATCTGTCTCTACTCCAAAAACTTCTAGTTCATAGGCAAGCTCACGGATTTCACTCGCAAGTTTTTCAAATTTATTCATTTTAATTCTCCTTTATTGAGTCTTCTTCTAAAGATTTTGATAATTCACCAGTAGTATTAAAAAAGTTTTTAGTAAATTCTGCTTTTCCTACAGGAAGTCTAATACCAGAAGGCATTTTTTCAGAACTATAAAATTTAAAACCATCTATTTCATACTCATACAGTTTTGATGCGGATGAATACTTATCTAGCTTAGTTGCAATTTCACGAATATTATTTGCTAATTTTTTCGACACTTTAATTTCCTGTTACAAATATTTCAATAGTCATAGATGTAAATGGTGAGGGTATAGCCCCAACAGTGATAAAAAGTTTGCTTATTAAAAGAGATTGTTTCGGCAATTCAAAAGTAGAGCCACCTTTTACAGTAGTCGCATCGTTAGCGATTGAATTAAATCTAATTGATACATCCGCACCTGTAGGAGATATTCTAATATAATTTGCATTTCTCCCTAACAACCTAGAAATATCTAAAGATTTTTCTTCTAAAGAACCTAAAGTTAAAGTGAAATTTTTATACACAGGGGAGTTGTTATCAGTAAGCCTGTTATTTATAACATCATCTAAAGAATCTACTGAAACTGCTAAAGACTCTTCTACGTCTGTTTCATCACCGTTTGAATATATACCAGTAATTTTAAAAAAATAAGGAGCAGATGCCCCAGAAGAACCTGTTAATGATATGGAGGTACGAGATACTTTTGCCAACACGTTGCCCGGAGTAAACGGATGAGATTTATTCGGAATATTGTATTCTACAATAGAATATTCCCCATCAAAAGAAGGGCTACCGTAAAGGTTAAATTTAACAAAATCATTATCTTGGACAAACCAATTTAACATGATTTCTTGAGAATTTACATTAAAGACATTTATTTCTGGTAACATATAAACCTACTTAAATTATTTAATTATTCGTAATCTGAATCGTCGTTTTCTTCCTCGTCTTCAGACTCATAATCTTCATCTTCTTCATAATCTGAATCTAAAATTTCGTTGAAACACTTGATAAGCTCTTTGTGAGAAAAGGCTAATTCATTGGCATTTTCCTCAAGAGAAATTTTTAATTCATCGTCTTCTACTTCTGACAATAAATCATAATAATTACTGATAAGTTCTTGTTGATTTTCCAATATTTCTAACAACAGGTTTTCTAACTCTTTCATGAACGCCTTTTTGTTTTTAAATAAATCTCTTTTATTAAAGGAACACAGTTAGCCACATGTTTACATATAAGATGTCGTTTTCCTCTTATTGTAGGAGCTTCCCCATTACTCATCTGCCTTTCGTTATAGTCTTTTTTTAAGCTATTCCAATCACAACCATAAAATTGCCAAAACTCGCATGAGCAAGAAATTAAAACTTTTGAACTAACTGCTTTTTTCTGATTACCTTTAGGCAAAAATTTAAGTTTTACTATGTGACCTGTAGGGTTAGACCAAGATTCCCCACAAATAACATGAAAGTCATATCTGAAAATTTTATTTCTTATCCTTTTAGGGGAGGCACTACAACTTCCCTTATATTTTAAAGAAAATTTGCTAGTGGCATCAAACAACTCATCTAAAGTCCAAGCTACCTTTATGTTTTCACTTAAATCTAGCTCTACTGGATTTTTTTCAAGCCTGTACTCTGCAAGTATTGATCTAGCTATTTTTTCAATGTATGGGTCGGGAGTAGTCTGAACCTCAATACCGCTATCCCAATTTCCTGAAAAAACATCTTCTTTGATTTCTTCTTTATCCTGCTCAGAAGAAGGAGTTAAATCACTCAAATAGGCTTTTCTGGGTGGAGTATTTGGCTTTTCTGAATCTAAAGACATATTAGGAAATTGAGCTTCTGTCTCTGGGTCGATTTGGTTTTTTTGCTCTAACAGTTTCTCGTATTCGCCCGGAACATCTGAAAGACTCGGTTTATTAAAATACGGAACTAGAAGTTTCTCAGAAGGTTGCAAAACCGTGTCGCCCGGTTTTGCCATCTCTTCTGGAGTTCTAAAATCATAAATATTATCGTAACCCTTTATCGCCATTTATCTCTGCCAATTTTTCTTCTGCTTTACGTTTAATAGAGCCAGACTCTTTACTAATAATCTGTTTGATTACTGCACTATCGGAAGCATTTTTGATAAATGTCGCTTTTTTCTTCGCATTTAAGCTAGACCAATTTTTTAAAGGGTCTTTAGAAGCAGTCATTTCTGAATCAACTAAGCTTTTAACTTCAATAGCGTCGTCTTGAGAGTCTTTTTTGATTACCTTTGGAACAAACTGATCTTTAGCTACTTCTAATTTTTTAGTTTGACCTTCCATCAAATTTTCATAAAAAGATTTAGGATGTTCATCTTCCACAACAGCGTTTTTAGTTACTTTAGCAACCTCAACCCCTTCTGTTTCTTGAACGATAGGTCTTTCTACTTTTTTGTCTTTTTTAATTTCCGTCTCTTTTTCATCTACAGTGGATTTAACAATTCTTTTATCCACTTTTTTCATTTCAGTATCTTCAAGAAATTGACCATTCCCAGCGGAACCTCTAATTTGCATTAATCTAGCCTCTTTAGCTTTTTTTGCTCTTTCAGAAGCAGATTCTTGGGGAATTGAAGCGTCTTCTTCTGATTTACCCAAAGATGTTACCTGTGCAGGGCTTAGTATCCCTGCTCGGATTGCAGACATCAATGAAGGGGCTTTTTTATCTTCACCCCTGAATTCAGCTTTTACGCCGTCAAATTTGATTCGCTCGTCTTTCTGAACATACTGGTCTAGCTCACCTGAATAAAATGATTTTGTGGCAATGTATTCACGCATAAAATTAACTCCTTAAAAGTCTTGATTTATTATAGTCAAACTTAAAAGGTTAAACTCTATTGGAAGAAATAAAATTTCTTCTGTTCTGAACACCCTGAGAAGAAAAGGGACCAAGTGCTGCCGATACCCCAATTCCATATTTAGGTTGTTGGATACCTTTAACAATCTTGACTCCAAAATCTTTGTAACGCTCCACAGAAGTTTGATACTCTTGTTCAAATTTGTCAGACATACCTTGATATTTAGAAGACTTATCAATCTGTAAAGAAACTCCCCCAATACTGTAATCAAACTCGTCGTGAATCCAGTTAATACTTAATGCAGATAAAGCTAAAGAAGCTGCTTTTACCGTTACGATAGTTTGAAGAAAATTTGGTAAACTTGTTAATGTGTGTTGTTCTATAGGTGGAGCCATATTGACGGCATCAACAGCCATCAATAAATATTCGTATAATTCCTCGTCAGTCCAGATAAACCCAAAAGTTTCCGTGTAATTCTGAATAACTTTTTCATGTTCAGGCGGTACAAATCTGTAGTTTCTGTCAGGGTTATTATCACGAAGTAAGAATCTTAATCTTCTTACCATAGTTCTTTCATTTTCATTGTAAATGCTATTAACAATAGTTGATGGATTAACTACTGCAAATTCTTGCACTACGTTTCTTGCAGGATTCCCTTCATCATCAATAAAAGTCCATCGAATAGAATAATCCCCTACTGGAGCATTTTGAGGAACAGTATAATTTGCATAATATTTACCAGTAGAAAGCCTTACAGGTTGGTTTTTTAAACCGCCAACTAGAATGTCCAATCCTGTGGTTCTGTCGAATACTGCATAATAAATTTCTTTTGGGTCAAATGGGTTATTACGTTCATTCAAAACTTGAATGTATAATTCTTGAGGTCCAAGTATTTGTCCGGGGTAATATGCTACCCCTCCAGTATTTGCAAGAAACTGAAGAGGAGTTGATTTTCTAACAATAGAAAACCTTTGATTTACTTGCTCCCTGTTTCCGTTTTCTACTAAACGTATATCCCATTGGATTTCGTATTCACCGAGATTTTCCCCTTCATCCATTCTAACATTTACCCAATAGTAACCAACAGAATCTCTACTAGGTATCTGATTTAAAGAACCTCCTACAAGAACAGGCTTGCTACCAGTCCTATCGTAAATAGTGTATGTAATAGAAAAAGGGTCAATTAAATTTCCTTCGTTATCTCTAACAAAAATATTTAGATCGTTTTTAGTAAGTTGTTGACCTCTTTCAAAAACTACCACAGTATCTCCTTAGCTAACGAAATTAACAGATGCAAAAGTTTGTTTTTTAACTACTTTAAATTCTTTTATTATCTTATAATTTTCAAGTTCTACTAAAAGAAAATAAGTTTCATTAGGTACAAAAAATTCAGAATCTAGGTATAGTGAAACTGCATAAAGACCGCTGAATATCGAAGAAAATTCTATCCCACCTAAGTAATCATTTTTTGATAAATCTTCGCCAAAATAAATACCTTCAGAAAACCCCAAAGAGGTGTTAGATGAAATAATTAAATTTGATTGACTGCCTTCCAAAAGACTTTGGATTTTAATTCTTCCTTTGTCTTCTACTGCCGTGAAGTCAAAATTTGGGTATATTTCAGAATTAATAAAATTAGCGACATCTGAAGCAGTTTGATAATTTTTATCAAACACAACTGTTTCTTCACTACCTCCGCTAACGGATAAAGTGATTGAAGTATTTTCTAAATCAGCAAAAGGCTCCAAATTACTTAGTACATACGCTGGCTTAGGTTCAACTATATTGAATATTTTAATTTGAATAGCGGTTACTATTTCATTAGATTCAAAAACGAAATCTGCATAATCCCCTATATTAAAAATTTTCATTTTCTTTCCTTAATAAAATTTCTCAAGAAAAGAAAATTATTTGTGGATTAAGCAGACATTACTTGATGTGTGAGAGACTTCAAATTTTTTATTGAAGCGGCGTAAGGTTGAGCCTTAACTTTTGCCTCTCCATTAAAGTATTGAAGCTTTAAATCATCTAGTAAAGGCTGATACTCAAAAATAAAAAATACTCTGTTTCCAGTCTTTTCTGTTCTTTTTAAAGTACATCCTGCCGTTTGAAGATAAGCAGCGAAGTACAAATCAGATGTTTTATATTCATTCATTTTAAATCTCTTTTAAATTCGGGCGGAGATTTATTTCTCCGCCCTTAATTAAATTTATTCTGGATCAGAAATTTCAATAAGTCCCATAACAACGAACTTATCAAGAGCACCGCCAGAAGCGACTGCTAAAAGATACTGAGACGTTTCTTCTACGATAATAGAATTGCCTGAAGCAAGGTACTGATCTTGACCTGCTTGACCAACTGCTACACCTCCACCTAATCCGTTTCTTTTTTCAAGAAAACCAAGATAAATAGGTGATGTAAAAGGACCTACTTGAAATCCTCCACTCGCAGTTGTAACTTCTCCAGTGTGTGTTAAAACCTTAGCCATTTTTTCCCCCTTTAAGGATTTGTTTATTTCTTTGATACCATCCAACAATTTCTTGTATATCTATCAACGCATTTGCAATAAATACTAAGTAATCTACATGGTTTATCGACTTAACTTGATTCGCTTTCGCCAAATACATATTAAGACGAGCTAACATCTTTTTAATACTCGGCAAGTCTTGATTCTCTAAAACATCTACTGTTTTTTTCAGTTTTGACATTTCCGACAACAAAGCTTTAGCCAAGGCAGGCTGAACCAAATTCTTTGGTCGCCATTCCCCTCCTTGAAAATCTTTAAGCAGATCGTCCATGATTACCTTATGTAAAAGATTCACTTATTATGAAAAAATAAAGGTTTATTCAGTGAATAGTTGCTAAAATAATTAAATTGACACAAAAATATAGTAATGTTAGTAAATTCAATATGTTTGAAACCATAATCAAAATGTATTCTGAAGGCGTTCCCGTATCTGAAATAGCCTCCAAGGTAGGTCTTTCGACTTCAACTTTGTATCAAATATTTAAAAAAGAAAAAATAACTCTGAGAAGGCAAGACGGAGTGTCTCTCCAAAAACATTATCTGATAAAAGAATTTTTAGAAAACAATAAATCTATTGAAGAGATAGCTTCAAATAAAAACACCAATGTTGACGCTATAAAAAAAGCTTTAGTTAGATTCCGAATAGTAAGCGATGTTATCTCAGACTCAAAAAATGAACTACTTAATTGGATTAGCCCTATTCAGGAACAGCTTATAAAAGGGTCTTTGTTGGGTGATGCTAGTATTGAATTGCATAGAAACAAAGGTAGATTAAAAATAGAGCATGGTTTAAAACAAAAAGACTATGTGGAATTAAAATATAATATTCTTAAAAACTTTGTCCAACAACCTCCTAAAATTTTTGAAAGATTTGACAAAAGAACTAACAAAAACTACCAAAGTGTTTCTTTTAGAACAGAAACAAATCCTATATTCAATGACATTCACAGCCTTTTTTATAAAAACAAATTAAAAATAGTATCAGAAGAAGTTCTTAATAGTCTTGATGACAGAGGTTTAGCTTTTTGGTTTCAAGATGATGGTTTCAAGAATGAAAATTTATTGGGAATAAGCACAGATTGTTTTTCTGAAGAAGATATAAACAATTGTATAAAGTGGTTCAAAAGTCGGTGGAAAATTGAATCTTATACTCGAAATAAAAGAATATATTTTCAAGGAATAAATGCCTTAATTCTTAGTAAAATACTTGAACCAAACATAATACCAACATTAAAATATAAATTACTATGAAATGCCATCAAAGAATTATCCGAGAGCAAAGGTTAGAAGCTGATTTAGTTAATCTAAATTTTGACTCTAGTAATTTAAAAGCTTCGGACTTTTCTTTGAAGCAAGAAATATTAAATTCAGAAATTATAGATTTTATAAAAACTTATGAATGGTTAGGAAATATAGGAACAAAACCTAAATGGGTTTTTACAGCAAGGTATAACAATTTACTCGGCGGAGTGGTTTTAATAAATGAACCTAGCTCATATTCAAATGTTTTGGGGAAAGATACCAAAAAATATGAAGCCTTAATTCAGCGGGGTGCTTGTGCTTCATGGACTCCAAAAAATCTCGGAAGCAGGTTAATCATGTTCTCATGTAAAGAAATGGTTAAAACCACACCTAAAAGAGCTTTCGTAGCTTATGCTGATTCTTCCGCCAATGAAATAGGAACAATATACCAAGCTTGCAATTTTGATTATCTAGGATGTAATTTTGGAACAAAAAACATGTTGACTCATCCTAAATTTAAAAAAGGTGCTCCTTTTTCAAAGCAGTCTCTTTATCGAACATCCACTTTAAAAAAATGGGCGAAAGAGAATAATGTCAAAATAGAACCGAGTTGGATAAAAGAAAACGGTTTTAAAGACCTTTCTAAAATACCACAAGATGTAAATAAAGCATGGAAAAATTGGATTAATTCTATCGTAAAAGAATCTGAAAAAATACAAATCTCACCTAAAGGAAAATACATTCTTGTTTTAGGCTCTAATAAAAAAGAGTCTTTAAAATTAAACAGCCTTAAAAATTATACACCTTTACCTTATCCTAAAAGATCATGAAAAGAAAAAGTTTAATCGGAGAAAGGTTTGGATCAATGGTCGTGATAGACCAATTAGAAAACGATAAGAAAAACCGTAACTGGCTTGTTATGTGTGACTGTGGAACTATCTGTGAAAAAAATACATATTTGTTAAAAAATACAAAATCTTGCGGATGTTTAAGAAAAAAAGTTTTATCTGGTCGAAGAAAAATTCAAGAGAATCAAAAATTTGGTTTTTTAACTACACAAAAAATATCTCGTAGAGGTTATTGGACGTGCTTATGTTTTTGCGGAAATGTAGTTGATGTAAGGAGCCAGTATCTTATTAAAGGAACAACTAAAAGCTGTGGTTGTATGTCTTCTCAACTTAGAAATGATTCATACTATAAGAATAAGCCCACAAATATAAATATTAAAAAGCTTAAATACGTTCAAGAAAAATATTACCCAAATTTAACTGTTGAAGAGGTTCTACTAAAGCTTAAAGGAGGACTTGATGTCTCCTGAAGAAACACAAATCTTACTTAATTATGCACATGGAAAGATTTCCAAAGAAGAAGCTATGATTGTATTAGGTTACAAAAAAGCAACCTTTAACTCCCGTATGCGTTCTTTAGGATTTAGTTCTGAAAGCCACTACTTTCCTCGAAATTCTTTTAAACCTCTTGTCCCAAAAAATGATAAAGAATACTGGGAAAATATCCATAATGATTATAAGTCAGGTGAAAGTATTGAATCTCTTTCTTCTAAACTTGGTATCAAGCCTAATACTATAAAAGAAAGATTTAATCTTTTTAACCTAGAGCTACGCAAAGAATCAGAAAATAGAAAGTTAGCAATCGAAAAAATGCGATCTACTACAAAGAAATTGTATGGAGTTGAGTACGCTCAACAATCAGATGAAATTAAAAAAGCTACTCAGATAACAGTAAAAGAAAAATACTGTGTCGATAATGTCGCTCAATTCGTAGATTCAAGAGTTAAAATTTCTCAAAGTGTTTCTGCTACATCTGAAGAGGCTCTTGTAAAAAGAAAAGAGACAAACCTATGTCGCTATGGTTTTAATTTTGCTCAACAAGACCCTGAAGTAAAACAGAAAATATTAAACACAAATATTGAAAGATATGGAACTGCTCACGCAGCATCTTCAAATATAGTTCGTTCAAAAATTCAAAATACTAATAAAGTTCGGTATGGAAGTGAATCACCTCTTTCAAATCAAGAAGTTATACAAAAAAGAGTCGCTACCATCACTGATAAAAAATATGCAGAGGTATTAAAAACTCTTGATTTTTTTAATTATGCTCTACTCGATGAATACAAAGGAATCTTTACCAAAGACGGTTTTACTAAGGGATATAAACAATACAAAATAAAACATTTAGATTGTGGGTTAGAATTTTATGATGACCTTTATTTGACCCCACGGTGTCGAAAATGCTTTCCGCTTGTAGGTAATAAAAGAGGACAACTTGAAATAGCATTAGCTTCATATATAGAGTCTCTCGGATTCAATGTTCAGTGTAATACTAAAGACGTTATTAAAAACACATCAACAGGTAAATGGTTTGAGATAGATATTTATATTGAAAGTAAAAAATTAGCTTTTGAAATTGATAGCCTATATCACCACAGCACCCACTCTTTACAATGGGGTAAACCCGTTGAAAAAAATTATCACTTAAATAAGACACAATCCGCAACCAAAGAAGGGATAAGGTTAATTCATCTTTGGGAAGATTGGAGTCTTTTAAAAATACAATCAGTTATTAAGTCAGAGCTAGGAATATTAGATAAGAAAAATGCTAGATCACTAAAAATAAAAGAAATAGATTGTTCTAAGTTTTTTGATGAAACACATGTTTATGGTAAGGCTCAAGCAATAGCTCAATTTGCTTTGGTAGATGAAAAAGATGAAATACAATGTGCAATGAGTTTTCGTAATCATCCAGAAGGGTTAGAGATCAGTAGATTCTCTTCTCGACTAGGAACATCGGTTAGAGGAGGTTTTTCAAGGCTCTTAAAACACGCTATGAAGACTCTTAAATGGCATACAATAATTTCATACTGCGATAGAGACTTATCTCCAGTAGCAGAAAACACAGTGTATTTTAAAAACGGATTTGAGTTAGTAGAAGATACAGGACCGAGATTATTCTACACAAATTTTCGCAGACGTTGGTCAAGAGAAGCATTTCAAAAACATAAAATTAAATCATTTTTTCCAGAATCATTTAATAGCAATTTAACCGCAGATCAAATTCTATCGTCTAAAGGAATTTATTCAATATGGAATTCTGGAAATTGGAAATTTAAAATCACAAAATAAAAAGGGCGACCATTTCTGGTCGCCCTTCACTAGATTCACAAAAAAATTGATTATCGAGTAAGAACAAGTCTTGAAAGACCGGCAGGGTTATGAGCACCAATTCCGATATTTTCAAAGATTGAGAAACCGATAGTTCTTGCTTTCGGATCATCCGCAGAAAGAACAGTAAGTTCAGTTCTTACAGGAATACGTCCAAACATTTCTGCTTCACAGCAAGTATAAACGTAGTTTACTGGAACACGACGAGAAACAAGAATTTGAGCACCCCAAAGGTATGCAAGAAGACCTGTTTTAAGTAATGTTTGCTGAGTTTCGATGTCGAGAACGTCGCGACCCCATTTACGAATATCTGTATAGTCTTTAGCGTTTGCGAAAATTTTAGCAACACGAAGATCGTGACGCTCAACGTCTGCAAAAGAGTCAGCCATAACAGAAGCAGTTAGAGGAGCTACAACTGGAATATCAGGGTTAGTGATACCATCGTCAGTAGCCGCACCTGCGATTGCGTTCATGATTTCAAATACACGACCATCTTCTTCAGCTTGAATTTCAGCTTTAGCAAGGTCTTGAGCACGTTCGATTAGGTCGAAGCGACGCTCTTTGATCTGCGTTAGAGGAATTTCTGGGTTAGAAGCAATCTCGAAAAGAGGGAAAATAACACGCTTAGGCTTTTGGATAGCAAGAATGTTTTCACCTTCTTCACCGATAATGTAGGCAGTAGCCTTTGGGTCTTTATCGTAGATTGGAAGTGCTCCATCTGGTAAAGCTTCAACTAGGAATGTTTTACGTCCAATTGAAGTGTAATCACGACGGAAGCGAAGAGGTTGAACCATAGAGGCAGCTAATTTTGCTCTGCCTGCGGCGGTTTTAATCAGTTCGCTGATTACTTTTTGTTTTGTTGCGTTATCTGCTGGTTTCATTGTTAAAAACTCCTTTTTCAGTACCGTTCGTGGAATTTTCGTCCACTAGCACCTACTTAATAATTGTTAAAAAATTAAAGTCTCATTTGTACGATTGCTAAATCGCCATCTTTACCAATAAGTAGCCCTACAACTGGTGCTGTAGAAACTCCCTTAACTTTTAACTTACCGCCTGCACCACAAACAAGCTCAGAGCCGATAGCCGCTGAACTAAGTGACACGAACTGGTCAGTTTTAAAAACTGCACCTGCACCTGCGATAAGTGATACAGTTACTCCACCGCCAGCGGAACCAACGGCTCCGTTGATTTGCGAATCAAGTAATCCTGTAGATTGATAAGATGGGACGTATCCCTGTACTTGGAAAATACCTACTGGAGCAGCTTCATTGTCTGCACCGATAACTAATTCTCCTGACGTGTTCACAGCCGCCACTTTCCCTGCTTCGACAAGAGTCTTGTCAACACCAGAGCCAAGTTTTAGAACTGTGGGACGCTTTACTGCGTGTAAAAGTTCAAAAGCCATTGTTAAATCCTCCTAGACTGTAATTAAAAATTTATTAGTCTGTTATTGTTAAAAAATTAAATACGTAATTCAAATTTCATAATCATGTTGGAACCTGTTGGAGCACTTGTTACAATCCCAATTAGTGTTGCACCATTTGGAACCGTTCCTCCTGCTAATCCAGCGGCGGTCGTCAACAATCCATTTTGTGAGCTATAAAGTTTATCCCCTACTTGTGGCAAAGCTATTGGATTACCACTCACATCACAGGTTTCAAAAATATCCACTTCATAAACACCCATACCGCTTACATAAGGACAAATTCCTGAAGCGGCGGCTGGAGAGTTTTCAAAAGGATTTCCCGCAGCGTTGTTCATAAAAATACCAACGACAGCATCGTTGGATGCGGCAGCACCCGCAGGTCCGATAATATCTGACCCAACCGCTGCCGCCACAGAACCGCCTAGAACTCCTGCAATGTCTCTGTAAGGGAGAAGAGTAGTGTTGTTGGCAAGTTGTAAATTTCCGCTTGCATTACTTTTAGTAAAAGCAGCGTTATTCAACTTTCCTAAACTTACTCTATGACCGACGTACAATAATGTTAGCATCTGCTATCTCCCTTTATCAGATCAATTACTTAAATAGGTGAGAAACATCTGGTGGGCAGTCCCACAAGTTAGATAAATCTTCAGCACTATTTACAGAGCTAATTTTTAATCCACCTTTCAGAGTTTTAGCACCTTTTTTAGGAGCCTTTGAAGCTGTTTTAGAAGCTTGTTTTTCTTCTTTCTCTTCGTGAGCTTCCCCACCGAAAGCGTCTTCATAAGCTTCTTTAGCATCTTTCATATCAGGAGACATGAAAAGGTCTTCAAGAGCTTCGTCTTTTTCAGACGGAATCATGTCAACTTCTTCCATAGAAAGTTCTTCTTCGTCTTCCATAGCTTCTTCTTCAGATTCTACTTCTTCTTCCATAGCTTCTTCTTCAGATTCTACTTCTTCTTCCATAGCTTCAGATTGTGCTTCTTCTTCGTGAGCTTCTTCTTTATCTTCAACTCCAACTTCAGCCATAAGCTTTTTAGCAGCGGCTAAGTGGCGAAGGGCAGCTTCTTTCTTTTCCTCAAGACTCATTTCTGCTTCTTCAAGACCTTCAGTATTAAGTTTAGAATTATCAACTTCTGCACCTTCTTCATGAAGTTTTTTCATCTTTTCTGCATTTTCTTTAAGTGCTGGTGGAAGCTCTCCTGCAAGAATTTTTTTAGCCTTAGCAAGGATTTGCTTTGCTTCTTCTTTTTTAGCTTCAGCTTCTTCTTCAGCACCAATTTCTTCTTCATACTCAGCGGCAGCTACAAGAGCCGAAGCTTTTTTAACAAGAACAGATGCAGCTTTTTCAGCTTGATTCATTTCTTCTTCGTCTTCACAAGCTTCATCTTCTTCAAGAGCTTCTTCTTTTTCTCCTTCTTCAGCTTCAGCAATTAAAGAACGAACTTTTGCGAGAAGAGAACGAGCTTCTTTCATTACTTCTTCTTGTTCTTCTTCTTGAGCTTCGTCTTCTTTCATTTCTTCCATTTCAGCAATACGTTTAAGTGTTGCTTCGATTGAACGATCAGAAAGTTCCATAAGGTCAAATCCTTGAGCTTCAAGAGTTTCTTCTGAAGCTGTAGGGAAAAGAGCAGAAGCAATGTGAACGCATTTAAGTGCTTTTTCACGAAGTTCACGAGCAACTTTTACAGAAGCTTTTACAGAAGCACCGAAATTGTGGTCTGATTCGGCAGCGTGGTTAGTTTCTTCACGCTTATCGTCTTCCCAATGTTTTTTGTCGTAAGGAGTCTCAGCCCATGAATCAGGGTCCCCGTTAGTATATTTTTCAACAGGTGGATTCTCTTTTTCACGTCCTAGTGTGAAAGGGTCTGCTTTCTTTAATCTTGTAAGTCTGTTTCTCATTTTGTTTCCTCCAAAGAGATTAATTTAAAAATTTATTTATACTTTATTCTTAACTTTTTTCTTAGTTTGCTTAGAAGCTCTTTTTGCAGCGACAGCTTCTTTTATTATTGTAGCAATGTGCTCTCTACTTTCATCATCAACGTCTAAATTTTCTACTAAAAGATCAGTTGACGCTAAACTTCCCATAATATTTGAAGCAATTCTTCTAAGTTTTAATCCTGTAGAAAAATCATTAGAATCAAGAAAATCGTCAGCTATTTCCTCTATACTCCCAACCAATCTTTTTAAGTAATCACTATTGAGCTTTTTCAAGATATTCCTTATAGCCTTCTATGATGAATTTTCTTCCTTCTATTTTTCAAAAAAGTCTTAAACTTTTTCCTATAATGCTTCATTCTACGTTTTATCTCAGACTTATTTCTGCGATAATACTTTCGGCTTTTAGTTTTTCTAGGACCACGTAATTTACGTTGTCTTTTAAATCTAGGTTTGTACGCTATCCGCTCTAAACGGACTTCTAATTCAGCGATTATCGTCCTTAAATTTTTCACGAATAAACTTAGCCCTTGCTAAAATACTGTTAATTACTGCATTATCGGAAATACCGTTACTTGCAACAAAGTTTAAAAAACTATCAAAACTACTTAAATTTTCGCTAGAAGCTTTTCTAAGAATATTGTAGTGACTTTTCTTGAGACTTTTTGGATTTAATTGAAAAGTATCTACAAATTCAAAAAAATCTATAAGGTCACGAGAACTGTGAGCCAATTTAACAATATCTTTCTTATTTTCATAAGCTTCAACCATTTTAAAAATTGAGGCTAATTTAGCTTTTGAAAATCCTGTTTTGGGTTGATATATCTCAATAAAAGCTTTCACTAGATTATCGTTAGTATTCCAACCTTGATTCATTTTGTCTGAATCTGAGAAATCCGGTGTTTTTGTTGTTACCGAGTCAGACAACTCTTTTTGCAGTTCGTCAATAACTTGCTGGCGAATTTCTTTTTTAACTTTATTTATAACCCCATCAAAAGAATCTTCTTCTGGTTGAGCTTGCTCTGGTTGAGCTTGCTCTGGTTGAGCTTGCTCTGGTTGAGCTTGCTCTGGTTGAGCTTGTTCTGGTTGAGCTTGCTCTGGTTGAGCTTGCTCTGGTTGAGCTTGCTCTGGTTGAGCTTGCTCTGGTTGAGCTTGCTCTGGTTGAGCTTGTTCTGGTTGAGCTTGCTCTGGTTGAGCTTGTTCTGGTTGAGCTTGCTCTGGTTGAGCTTGCTCTGGTTTAACTAAATCTTCTTCGTCTTTATTTGGGAAATCCATTGGGTCTTCAACTGCTTTACGAAGTGAAGCTGCTTTTAAATAAGCGTCTAAACTATTTTCTTCTACTTTTTTAAGAACGTAAGAAGCTTCAATTTTCTTTGCTACTTCTACACTTTCTAAAGAATCTTTTGGAAATAAAATATTTCTCATTACAGCACCCTTGAAGGCTGGATTAGCAACCCAAGATGCTTCAATAAACACGTTAGAATCTTTTTCTTCACGATGACCGCAAAGTTCTGCAATTATCCTCTTTACTCCGTTTTCATCAACGAAATAAGAATTTTTCATATATCTTATATGGTCACATAATTCAGTTTCATCGGCTGCTTTGTTACCGCAGGCGGAACATATTGAATATTTGATTGAGCACCCCATAGAAAGTGTAGAAATTTTTCCACCTTCAATTGATGCAACTAATTCTCTGTGCTTTCTTTCAGTAGCTACAAGAATATCTATATAAACTGAATTGTTATTTGAAACACTTCTAGCAACAGCGTCAATAATTCTGCCTTTTGACAAAGCTGGAATTTGAACATGCTCTAAATAATTATAAGCTCCAATAAATGTTGGATAAGAAGCCATCAAAAGCTGCCTTTCCCAACAGTCGCCATTTTGATTAACGTATTGTGAGCAGTCTGGTTTTATATAATAATCATTATCTTCTACATCTACGGAAGCTACAATTGTAGCGTGGGTAAGTAGATATTTGTCTGGCGAAAAATCTTCAAGTATGGAAGAAACCGGAACTCTGACTGCCGTTGCAGCGGCTCGCATATTGTTCCAAGCTTTTGGCTCTAAATTAGGATTTCTTACTATAGCATCTGCATATTTTAAAAAAGCCATTTAATACCTATTGTTTTCAGATTCAATATCATCGTCAAAATCAGAATCTTCAAAATCTTCATCACTGTCATAATTATCTTGTAAAACTTCTTCTGCTACTTGAACAAAAGCATCTGCCGATGGCATAGAAGTCCCTACATTTTCTGTATCTTTCATAAGACCAAAAATAACTAAATCTATAAATCTTGCAAAAATTTCTTCTAAATCCTCATCCTGAACTTGAATTCCGATCTTTTTTTGTAAAACATCTTTAGAGTTTTTGAGAAGTGCGTAGCCAACAGGTACTTTAAGAACCATGTAAGCTTTCTTTTGCATGATATTATTAGCTATCTTTTGAGCTTTTTTCTTATCCATTTATTTGCTCCAGCACTTCATTTATGACTTCATTTCTTATTTTAAAATAATCAGGTAAATCAGAAGAAATCTTTTTTGAAAAATCTTTTACGCAACTTGAGTAAAAATTAAAAAAATCTACATCTTGAAAAGCTACTTTAAGAAAATCACAAAATTGATCTTTTGATACATTTGAAGCTAATTTAGAATCAAAAACAATTTCAACTAAACCGTTTCCAATATTAATAAATTTCATATTTTCAAAAGTATCATTTAAAAAAGAAGCCAATTTTGGAGCTATGAAGCTTTCCATTTCCTCAAAAGATTGGATTTTATCGTCAGCAATAGAATCAAAAACCATTACTACTACTTCATTTTCATCTTCTTGAGGTAGGTTAAGTGCTAAAATTTCAGGCTCTTTCAAAATGTCAGAAGCAAGGTCATTACCGACTTCAAAAACTTCGTCTTCTAATAGTTCTGGTTCAGGTAGCGAACAGTCAGGAGGAACGACTAATTTGAATAAATCGCTTACCTTGAAGACCAATTCTTGTTTAGAAGCAGCTAGGTTACGAACTGTTTTCACAACATCGCCAACATTTTTTGAATCTACCAGTACGTCAGCACTACTTGTCCAAATCTCGCCCTTATCATTTACATAAATATGTTTTGGTAAGCCAAATTTATTTTCGATACAAAGAAGATTGTCTTCTAATAATTCACACTTGAATCTAGCATCCAAAGAGTTAGTTACTTTGTTTAAATCAATAGCAATTTTATTCTTCATAAACAGATAAAACCAATTCTTTTAGTAAGCTATCTCCAACACTCTTGGCATACTTACTACTCATCTTTAAATAACATTGTAGTTCGTTCAGATTAGCTTTTTTCATACTAAGTATGTTTTCAACTAAAATTGAAGTAGCGTTGACATGTTTTGATGCTATCTTATCAGCTAAAGACTCTAAATATTTTTTTGGTCTTTTAGGGAGAGAAGTGCCGTAATTTTTTTCACTGTCTCTGTTCTCCCAACTGTCATAAGAAGTATCAAATCCTACGCTAGTTGGATAAAGAGTTGGCGAAACTTTGTAGATTTCTTCAGGCGACTCTAATTCATTTCCGTAAGTCCACTGAACTCTAATTTTGCAAGATTTTGGTAAAATGTGAGTCACTATACCAACAATCTGACTTTCGTTGTTTCGAGTCAATTTCTTTACATGATCTCCAATTTTATAATCTAAAACTGAAGTCTGGAAAGGAAAAAGAGCTACTGAAGATTTTTTAGATTTGCTCACAGCACTCTCCCTAAAATTATTACTTTCTTCTTGCAGCAAGTTTTTTAGCGTCAAGCCTGCTTGCTTTTTTATTTGGGTCGAACTCACCTTTATCGTGAGCTTCAGACATTACATTTTGACCAAAGTTATGAAATTCTTTCATATAGTCTTCGTCTTTATCTTGCTCATGAGTTGCAGGGTCTTGACCGAAATCTTTCATGTATTTTTCATCTTTGTCGTGCTCTAGGGCTTTTGCCTGTTTTGCTTGAACTTCAAGCTCATCTGACACTTGGTCTAGGGCATATTCAAGATTAAATCCTACTTTTGCTTCCAGTTTACCTTCAGCTACAAGATTGCGAATTTCGTTTGCAATCTTATCAAGTCTGTCAGTATAATACTTTGCAGTACGTTTCATGTTTACTCCTCCAGTTTTTGACTGATTCATTAAATTTAAAATTTTAAAATAGTTTACCGAATTAATCTTACCGTCATACTTACCGTCTGCTAATGTTTTAATAGCCACTTCTACGGCAGATTGCTTGGCAACCTCTACATTATAATTCATTAGCTCTTTATCCAATATAGTAGAGGCGTGTTTTGCTATTACTAAAAGATCATCATCGCTTACGTGAGAAGGGTTTGTGTAAGGCTCTCTTTCTTCACGTTTGTCACCAGAGTCTAAAATTTTATGTTTATGAAAATAGTCTGCACCACTTTCATAAGCCATTTTTTTAAAAATTTTTTCTGCAATATCTTTTTTCATAATAAAACCTTCTAAACATAAAAAATCATTAAATAATTACAATTCGTTTAAAATATACCAAGACCAAAATTCTTGTACATGATAAGGAGCTACCCCTCTCATGTAAGCTGAAAACCCATCTGCTTCAGGTTCTCCTGAAGTTTTTGGCTCCATATTGAATAATTTATAATAGAAAGATTTTTCTCTTTCTGTCATAAAATGGGTCAAGTAATGCCCAATTTCATGATAAAAAAGACTGTCAAAACGATTTTTTTCAAAATTGACTTCTTTACCGTCCAAAAATCTTTCAATGTTATACCAAATGCACTTTTCTTTAGGTCTGCATAAACCAAGAATTCCTTCTCTATCAGCACACTCTTCCAAAGTTTCTTGAGAGCACAAATGTAAATTGCACCCATACATAACTTTCTTCACTTTTGATGGAAGCTTGTTATATAAGGAATTAATGCGTTGAGAAAATATAATATAGTAAGGTAATGAGAACTCGTCACACTTTAGATTAGGTTGTGCGACAGTCATCCAATGAGCGGCTATTTTTAATGCTGCCTTTTGGCTCATTTATTAGCCTTCTTTTTTACAAATTCGTAAATTGAAGATACTTTATTTAAGTCAGATTCTTCCAAATGATCGTCTTTTGCATCTTCTTTCGCCTCTTCTTTCATTTCAGCTACTTCAAATTTGCTAGTCCAATGTTTTCCTCTAGTTTCATCATACAAAGTATCAATCACTAAAGAGATGTTTTCTACCGTGCTATATAAACGAGATCGGATTTCAGAAATATCCATCACGAAACCTCTTCCACCTAATTTTCCGTCAGGGGAAATGTCTATGGATTTTAAACCAGCAAAATCAGAGAGGGCTTGAGATAAAAACTTAATACAAACATCTAGTTTTGCTTCAACTTTTAATAGTTGTTCTAAATTTTCTTTTTTAGGTTCCCAGCCATCCATTAATCTTCCAGTTGAACCAGATTCTTCTTTGGAGGCTTTGGATTTTTGTTCGTTCTTTTTCTTGTAAACAGAAGTTCCACCCATATCGTCTCTTCTTTGTATTTTTTCTTTTTGTAAATCAGGGTCACGTACTGGAGCATGATCTCTTCTCAAATCATGTCTTGGAGGTCTTTCTAGCGTTGTTTCGTAACGACGTTTTTCAATATCTGTATCTGATTGACTCTGATTTGCTTTTTTCATTTGTTACCCTGTAATTGTCTGAACCAGATTGTTAGTACCTGTGTTAGAAATTGTAGAGGTAGAAGAAACAAAACATTGTTGAATGAAATTGCTATTTCCAGACACAGTTAAATTTCCACCAAATCTTACATTTTTTAAAGTAACGTAATCAGT